GGTAATTATGGTGCTGCCACGGCTGGTGATAGAGGTGCTGCCACGGCTGGTGATAGAGGTGCTGCCACGGCTGGTAATTATGGTGCTGCCACGGCTGGTGATTATGGTGCTGCCACGGCTGGTAATTATGGTGCTGCCACGGCTGGTGATTATGGTGCTGCCACGGCTGGTGATAGAGGTGATGCCACGGCTGGTGATAGAGGTGCTGCCACGGCAAGAGGAAAGGCTTCAACCGGATCAAATGGTCTGTCAGTGGCAAGAGGCAACAATGTTCGGGTAAAGGGCGGAATTGGTGCAATTTTGGTCATAGCTGAGGAAGGGGAAGATTCGTATGATATTGTCGATTGGAAGGCTGTATTAGTCGATGGTGAGGTTGTCAAGGCTGATACATGGTATAGACTAGAAAACGGTGAGTTAGTGGAAGTTGATTAACAGTTGGCTGATAATACAATTAGAATTTAATTTACAATAATTACCATTTACCTGGCATCAGGAAAATGGTTCAAAACCGAACAGAAATGAGTGAATTAGAACAAGATAAAAGATATGTTTTTGGAGATATGATTATAGTAGCCAGTATTGACGCAAATTCTAATCCTATCTTAAAAATTAGCACAGATGCTGGGAATGTGGTTGTAATGCCATCATCCGATAATAAGATTATTGTAAAATCAACCGTGGATAAATAAAAAATTAGAAGGAGGTAATTATGGGATCATTTATAGCCCAACAGCCAAACGGCTTATATTGTAGGTTTAGTACAATTGTTGATACAGTCACGCACTACAATATGACAAAAGATGATTACATAGAAGTATGCAAAGACCGATTAGGGAAGAAACGTGGAGAAGAAGAGGCTAATGACCATTATTTCGTAGAACCTAAAGGTAGATTCTTCTTTTGGGGTATAGAATATCAAAATTCAACAATTATTTTAGGAAATTTCCGTAAAGCCACCGTGGACGAACTGATTGAATATTTTAAAACAAAGGAGGAACAATGAAAGCAAAGTATTTTAAAAAGATAAGAAACCAAGTGAAGTGGTATAAGGTATCATACAGAGATAATGTGTTTTTTGATTTTAGAGATGAAAAAGAGATATTGGCTAAATCTCCTGAAAATGCTTGTGTCAGATACCATAAACGTACTGGATGTTTTGTTAACAAATATAATCCCAATAATATTACACAACATAGCGAATGTTTTTCAAGGTTCAAAGTATGTATAGGTAAGAAAGTAATGTATTTCGATTAAATATGAAAGCAAGAATAAAAAGAAAAATACAAAAAAGACCATTTTTATATAATGTAGGACAAGTTTTTAAGGCTTGTGATTGGCTTACTAGTATTCAACGTGGAAATATGGTTTGGCGTAGGTATCGTTCATTTGGTACTATTATTAAATCAGAATATTAAATATGAAAGCAAGAGTAAAATCAACAGGGGTTTTGGTGGATGTAATTCCGAAAACAAATACCAATGCGTTACATAGTGGAGATAACATATATGTATGTGATAATATGGTATTCAGAGAGTGTGAACTTGACTTTTTAAATCTTGGAAATTCAGCTATTGATTGGGAACAACGTAGGTACGAATTGGCAAAAGACATTATTAAAGTTGTTATAGCAAACGAGAATGGTATTAATTCTGAGGCAGTCGCTAAATATTCGCTTAATTGCGCTGATGCCCTAATTAAAAGACTAAAGGAGGAGAATCATGGATAGTGTACAGACACAAACCTTTTCCATTAGAGGGGATGGAGGTGGTGAGGCGTATATTGATTTTTGCAATGGCCAATTATGTGTTTCAGTTGTCATAGAAGGGAAACAGGCAGATTTTCACTTTGATCCTGTTACGTTAGGGATGTTTGCCCATGCTTATAAATTACATTGTGTAGAGTGTAAAGGAGAATAACCATGACCGAAGAACTTGTAACATTAGAAACTGCTAAACTGCTTAAAGAGAAAGGGTTCAATGGAAGAAAATATCTCATAGATGTTTCCACTTTGAATCATTGTTCTAAATATTTATCTGTTCCTCCGCAATCCATAGCCCAAAAGTGGTTACGTGAAACCAAAAATATTCATATATGTGTATATAACTGTGCTTGTGGCTATGGATACGAAATATCTAAAGCTGATAATGGAACTCATATAACTAGTTCTGTTTATGAAGGAACAAATGACGGAGAGGAATGGGATACCTACGAAGAAGCACTTGAAGCAGGATTACAGAAAGCATTAAAACTTATATGATGAACAATATTAATTTGAACGAACTACGGGATCGAGCTTATAAGACCGCTTGCGAGCACGGTTTCCATGATAAGGAGCTGAGCAATGAACATCTTCTTTGTCTTATCATTTCCGAGCTTATGGAAGCTGTGGAAGCGGACCGAAAAGGTAAATTAGGAAAGAAATGCAAATCGCGTTTTGAAATGGAATACAATCGTTATCCTGCATTAGTGGAAGAAGAAAAGCGATTTAAGTGCTCCTTTGAAAAGCATATAAAAGATTCACTTCCTGATGAATTGAGTGATGCGGTTATACGCCTGCTTGACCTTGCAGGACTTCGAGGGATAAGCCTTGAACTTGCCAACGGAGATATTGATGACTGTATTGAAGATATGGCAGAAGCCTGTAAAGACGAAACTTTCACCGAATCAATCTATTCCATCTCTACACTTCCTGTTAGATATGACGGAATATTTGATTTTTCTATTACTGTGAATGATATGATACTGTCAATTTTTGGACTTGCCAAACATCTTGACATAGATTTGCTTTGGCATATCGAGCAAAAACAAAAATATAACGAATTAAGACCTATGTTGAACGGAAAAAGATATTGATTATGCCACTGTTTATTTGTAGCAAATGTGGTTGTGTTGAGAATACAGCCACATCGGATTATTGGCCTGTTGTACATAAAATCTTTCCCATAGAGTATGATGCAAGCATAAAGGAGTTTGAAGGAAAACCGTTGTGCTCGGAGTGTGGGAGATTGATATTTGACAGTAAAGGGGAAAATCAGCGTATGATACCGGGGAAGTGGCATGGAAAATTTCCCAAAAGACAAGCCACTGATTCTGAAAAGAGAATGGTAGATAGGAATGGCAGGTTTTAAAAAGAGAAAGGGATGCCTGCAACATCCCTTGAAAGGAAGCATTACGCAATTTTCTTGTCATCTACCAAGAAAGAAAAGTATTTTCCATGTTTAGGATAAATACGTTTGCCGTTCTTTACGATATATCGACAGAAAACACGAATTTTGCCGCTTTCATCTTGCATTTGATTTTTCACACTAACACCTCCTTTCCGTTTTGCCTGCTTATCTGCAAGTAAGCAAGCTAATTATCTGTTATACCCTGTCAAGCATAACAGAAAAAAGCCCAAAGCTTGCAGGACAATGGGCTTAATTCTTTCTCAAGGAGAATGAATAAGATTTTGCGAATGACAGTTCGCTGGATTGGAGGTGTTAGTTTCCAAATCAAATGCGGTGCAAATATAGTTTGTATTGTAATAACAATGAAAACAATTAACTATTTTAATAACAATGTTAATAATTAGAACAATTATGAAACGTGAAATAAAATTCAGAGGGAAAGAATTTGAAACAAGACAGTGGATAGAAGGATCTTTGACAACATATCCAATATACTACCCAACTATTACACTCGTTGAAGATGCTGAACCTATTCCCAAAAAGACAACTTGTGTAGTTCTTCCTGAAACAGTCTGTCAGTTCAGCGAAATAACCGATAAGAACGGTAATAGCATCTTCGAACATGATCTAATACTGATTCATGAAAGCGAAAGTTCCTACCAATTTACAGTTGAAGTACTATTTCATAAAGGAATGTTCTGCTACAAGAACAAGGCATGTGGTTTTACCCCATTGTGGTATGTCAGCGATAGATGCGAAGTGATTGGTAATGTGTTTGATAACCTGGAATTATTGAAAGGAGATAAGTAATGAAGAATAAAATAATATCCGGTGTTATAGCTGCACTGTCTTTACCCGTATATTTTTCTCTACTTTGGGCTATTGATCAGTTCTTGTTAGTTAGAATTGTCTTAGTATTTGTAATGATAGCATGTATGATTGTATTGGTGTACAAGCTATCCAAACTTATTCTTGACGAATATTTTAAAAAGCATAATAAGCGATGAAAACAATTTTATTTATATCTATATGTATTATCGCCCTATTATGGGTTGGAGATCTCACAATTACATTTAAGCCGTTTTCTATCTCGCTTCCCGGTTGGTACAAGCCTGTAGGTATCCTTCTGTTTTGTCTGTCAGTGGCGGTATATAATGTAGGAGAATATACTAAAGGGTATAAGCATGGTTTCGATGATGGAGTAAAGGAGTGTATTGAAATACTTAAAAAGAAATGAACTAGAAACGTGAACTACCGCTAATTCTTTAGTTTTGCGGTAGTTCACTACTAAATGATTTGTGGATAATTGACAATCAATCTTCTGTTTTCAGAAAAACATTCTTTAACTCATCTTTCCTTAAAGAGCCGTATTTTATAGCACGGTCAATACGTTTTCGAGCATTTCCGTCTTTAGCCTTTATAGTATTCTTAGAATTATCCTTAGATATAATTAGTTTGACCAGCTCATTCAGAGGAATAGGGGATGTCGTATCTCTATCCCAAATAGAAGTGAAAAAATCTTTTGCAGGTTTTCCCATAAGTAATTTCTTTTCCGTTTCATCACCAACTTTTTCAAAATGAAGGTAAGGTTCCGAAATAATATTGAAGTAGGGCAGGAGCGACTTCTCATCCGGTTCACTCACCATGCGAGTTTTTAATAGTTTTAGATAACGTCCTCCATTCCTTGTACGTCCTATGGCAAATACTCCGTCTGCAAAGTTAGACAATATCTTGCTTCCTGCCATATTCGTTTTCGACAATGGTTTCCATTCTTCAATCTTCGGGGTATGTGCTATCACCATGATACTTATATTCAACTCACGTTTCAATCTTGTAAGTCCGTCCATGATTACCCCGGCATACTCCGCTTCTGCCGTCTGCGTGGAAAGATAGGAAAGGTTGTCGAGTATCATTACTTTTGCTCCCGTGTCAAGCAGCTTGCTCCTGATACCGTCAATTACGTTCATGCTGAACTCTTCGCTATCCACTTCTTCCGATATGGTGCATCTTACAAGATTTTTAGGGAACTTGGCATTTTTATACCGTCTTGCAAGCTGCCTGTCCGAAAGCTCAAAATCGAAGTACAACACGGCTTGCGGTGGCATCTCCACTTCTGTACATTCGCTCTTCCCTTTGGCAATCTCGTAGGCTATCTGTGTGGCAAGAATAGACTTACCAATACCATTGTCAGCGAACAAGAAAACAAGCTCGTTCTCCCACCAAAAATCACCCCACAACCTATGGATAGGCGGTTTTTTCTTCCCATCCTCAATGACTGACTGCATATCGGACGAACTGAACAATGGTATTTGTTCAACCATATCGCCATCATCAGGAATTGGCAAAGCATTTTGTTCAAGTAGTTCTATACTATCTTGTATTTGTTTTTCTTCGGTCATAAAATATTAATTTTCAATTCTATCAGGTGCCAGCATTTCCAGCAGCCTGATAGCCTTAATCGTTTTTTCTACCTTCCAAGATAGCTTTGCATAATCTATGGTATCCGTCTGCTATTTGTCCTACTTCATCCAGTATAATAGGATAGTCTAAAGAACAATCAAGAACACGTTTGCATTGAAAGATGAAACTATGAAGCTGGCTGCACTCAAACGGTTCAACAGTCAGGTCTATATTCCACAATGGCATATCACGTACAGGGTACTCCTTTGCTTTCGCAAAATTATAAAGTGTTTGAGCATTCCATATCTTATTGCCTCTGTGGTATTCACTTTCAGCGAAAGTCATATTATCTATTGATACTTTCATACTATTTACTTATTTAGCCCATTCGGACTTAGGTATATAATTCATTAACTTAAACCTGCCGGTCACTTCATTGTGACCGTATGAGTACACATAGCAGATACCTTCTCCGGTAATATTAACAGTAGATTCTGCACCCACATACAGCTTGCAAACGCTCCCTTTCGGAACATGGAACTCAACCTTTGAAGCAAGCACCGTAGTAAGCGTGGAATCCTGCTCTATTTGCCCATTAAAGTCCACGTACAGGCACGAAGTATATCCGTCCTTGTTCCGCTTCCATTTACCATTAATATAGTCAGAAAACGTCCGTTTCATATACTGAATATCCATACCGAATCCAAAGCTATGAGCATCTGCCAACAGCTCCACACCGTTTGAATCCAACGCCATATCCATTAACGCTTCCTTACTTGTCGCTGCGTCCCATTTATTTTTATACCCAGTGCAAAGACCGAGCATGATGGCATTACGTTTAAAAGCAAGCAAATCACTCATAAAATTGGAAATTTTTTTAGTTCAACTTCTATAAGTTCTTTTATCATCATTACGGCATTGTCTGAATCAGGAATGCTCTTATAAGTCTTTACAGATCGTATAATGTTACGTGCATGAATATGAGAATGCTTTTCTAGCGCACTGTACGATACCCCAAATCGGTCATGCGCAGTCACAAACACAGCCGGTCTCGCCATTCTCTTTACGAACGGTATATTTGTCTTCCCTTCGTATAAAGACAATGGAGATATAGGCGAATATTTGTCCTTACAGAATACTTTATTTACGCAATCGCACACGATACGTTCAACTTTTTTTACAACGTCCGATTTTAAGAAATCCTCTTTTTCTGACATACTTTTCTATTATTTTCTTTTGGTCTTCATTAAGTATTTCACCCATAACATACATACTGCCAATAGTAGCCTTTCTGAAATCCACTTCCTTTTTCCCACATTTACCCAAATTACAATCTACACCTTTTGAAACATTCGGTATTATCACATGGGTATTTATGCATCCTTTTACGGGTATCGCCTTAAAGCTAAGAAACATATTACCGTTTCTCACCTTAATACACCCTGTTTCTACATCGGGAATAAAAAGCCCCTTTGTCACTTCTCCGGTCTGCTTGTCCTTGAATGACACCCATTTCACACCGGGATGCCGTTCCATCTTTATGTAGATGTGATATACATTGTCCGGGTTATACCTGTCCTTTCTCGGTTTCAGTTCCATCGTCAAACATCTCTTTCGCTTTTTCTGCCATGATAGCCCTCTGTTCAAATTCCGCATTAGCTTTCAAGTCTTCTTCGGGCGGCGTAGTGTTCATAGCTTTATTTAAATCTTTCATCTGACCTTCCATCCACTTCATGTAGTTTTCAGCCTCTTTCTGCGCTTCATTTATGTCAGTAAACACGGTCATAGGCTTCACAAGGTTGGTTTCTGTAAGCACTTTCATACCGTCCAAGAACTCCTTGTTGGTGGAAGTAGTTTCCCCGAACATTTCATTCTCCTTGCCTTTGATGGATTTCTTGAAGTCCACCATATACTTCAACCATGCATAGAGGGATGTTTCATGCGCCACACCGTCCAATCCTACTGCGTACGGGGTAGTGAACACTCTGAATCCTGTGTAGTTCTTAAAACAGGCATATCCTTTCGTGATTACAATCTCAAACGAGCCGAAGTTTTCTCTCTCCAACACATCTTTTTCTTCGATGATAAATTCGAATCCTTTTGTTTCTTTCTTCTTTGCCATAGTTATCATTATTTGTTAATCCTTAAACTTGCCGTTTTTCACGTTCCAAATGCAATTAGCCGCCCATTCAACAAGATACGCCCTCGCTTCTCCATCATCAAAGTTAAAACCACTCAATCCAAAAGAATCAGATATAAAGTCTGTGATATGGCTTGCTTCGTGTGCGGCAACCCCGACAGATAATTTGTCTTTTCTGAATATCCCGCAAAGGATGCCAATCCATCCGCTTTCCTTATCGCTTACAGGATAGCATGAAGCAACGGTTGTCGTGCTATTCCACGATTTTTCAGCATCGAAATCAATGCGTTCATTATCGTTGTTGAGCAGCCAAAACTTATCTTTTACATCTTCAAATAACGGATTTACGCTTACCCACAATCTAAATGGGTATATTGTTGGGCTAAACTCGTGTATTTGGTGTTTCTTATCTGACATAGTAATTTCAGTTTTATTCTTTGTCGTAATCCATTATATTGTCAGCATCAATTCCACAAGTGCATGGGTATTTAACGCTATCCTCTCCAACTGCAATAGTGGTAGTATATACCTCATCACTTTGGTCAAAACCAACATATACAGAAGCATCGTACTTTCTCAACAATGCTTGCATTTCAAAAAGAAAGGCATCTTTATTGTCTATCCTATCTACATCTTCAATCAGGCACGATTCTGCGGTCATAACAGGCGTATCAATCGCAACCCACCCATCTTTGGCTATGGTGACTTTTGAAATCGCATCTCTGTTTTTATAACGCACAAAGTCACCGACATTGATTTTACCATTATCACTCATACCTATTCCTCCGTCTTAGCCTTTCTTCCTCTTTTCGGCTTGAACGCATCCTTAGCGTCCTCAACCTCGATAACACACTCTCCCTCGTCCTCGACGGTGGCAATAGCTTCGTTCTCTTTTAATTCTTCCTCAATCACAGGATTAACCGTTTCCTCCGCTTCCTCCACAACAGACTTCCCGAATCTAGGTTTCTCTTGGTTCATGTTCAGCTTCTGCATATCCATAGCGTACTGCAACTGGTACGCCTTGAACTTTTCATCGTCCGAGTCAATGATTTCATCCGCATAGCCAGCATAGTGCATGGCGATAGTTCGTCTGTTTGCTTTCATAGCCATTCCCAACGCTTCTTCATCTACGTACATATACGGATGGATGGAAATAAGCCCATCAATAGGAGAAAGCCGTCCGAATGTCTTCTTGTACTGGATAAGTCCGTCTGCCCTCTGCTCCACAATGGCGTAGGCATTCATGAGGTTCTTCTTTTTGATAAGAGCGATAGCCAATATCCAAGTAAGCCCCAGTTCGGGATTGAACTTCTTTGGCAAGTCTTTCAGCTTGGCGAAAGACAATGCTTCTGATAAGGTCTCTGTTTCTAAAAACATAGCAATATAGAATTTAATTTTATTCGTTAGGAAAAGTTTCGTCATATCCGAAGGAATGTCCGTAAACGTTCTTGAACGTAAACGTCACTTCCTTGTATTTCTGCCCGTAAAGGGTGTCGCTTTTAGGCTCTGTGGCTCCTGAAAGGTACATCAGAACCTTTCTCTTCCTCGCTGTATCACGGTAGGCAATCTTGGAGCCAGTAATGAAAGCCATAAAGTCACGGTAAGACTTATCATCCTTGGTATCATCCTCCAAGAATATCAATGTCAGTTTTATAGTTGTCTGCTTGTATGCCGGTGTGCTGGAAACATACACCTCCGCCTTACTTGTTTCGGCAAAATCCTCTGCATACATATTTGTAGGCTCTCCATACGAATTAAGGCCTGTACATTCTTTATACCGCAATCCGGGGAAACCCGTTTCCAAGTCTTTCCAAACGGCACCAAGCTCACCGTAACGCATCATATAAAACTTATAGTCACTCATATTATAATATAATAATACACGCAAATATAATTAATTAAATTCATATATTAAAGCTTTACTTTAATATTTATCACTATGATATATTTAAATCCGTTTCAATATTAAGTTTTTAATCTTAAAAGTAAAAGCATATTTGAAATATTGATATCTGTACTTTGTATTGCATAGTACTACATCATTGCATATTAGACATACCCTATATAAATAAAGGAAAAATGTCTAATCCAAAATACATAGAAAGAAAGTAACATAAAGAAAGAGTGAGCACAGCGAACACCTCACTCCCTTTGATTATTTAAATAAACAAAGGGGAATAAAAGCAATCTGCATAGGAAAGCATCAACGCAAAACATGAATATTGACATAATGATGAATAATATTGTTTTACATAATAAATTATGTTGCATGTATGAAATATTGCAACACTGCAAGACGTGAAAATTCAAAAAAAAATTTAAAAAAATCGGGAGAGGGCGGATGTTTACGGCTGCACTGGCATAGAGGGGACGGGGGTATCTTGCAACGCATTGCAGCGCTCGTTTGATTCGTTGTATACGGCTTTAATAAAGGCAATATAGGGCAAAGATAGGTGTAGGCGATACATTGTGAAGATGAAAGCAAAAGGGCTTAATATTGCACTGATTAGGCTTCTAATTGTATGTTATTTAACATGTAATATTTTTATGTTTGTTTACAAATTTAGTAGGTAAATATTTGGTAGAATGGTAACTTTTTTGCACCTTTGTGTTGTGAAAAGGAAAGGATATCACATAGTACTAACACAAGATATCCGATTACTTTTCACAAGGATAAACGTAAAGCGAAGCATATACGTTGACATCCAAAAGCGTGTTATTAAGTGTTGGAATAAAAAGAGAGCCTTAACACGGCAATGTTAAAGCTCTCAAAGGATCGAAATACTAAAGTACCTCATTCCTATCACACGGAGCAAAGGTACTTCTCTGTTTTGATTCTTGCAAATATTCTTCCATTTTTTTTTGATTGGTGTTATTTGGCATTATCCAATATTATTAACCACTGTTTCACGCTATACTTTGAATTATTAACAATTTAAATATAACAGTTATGAAAGAGTACAAATTAACGGTTGAGTTCTACAATGGATCGCGTTATTGCTATTACGGCAAGACGAAGAAAGAAGCTATCACTAATTTCAAAAAGGTGTTCGGTTCTTTCAAGGGATTTGTAAAAAAAGAGTGGACTAAAGAATAATACAAGAAGGATAAGATATGAAACCAATGGATTTCTACACACAAAACGGTTGGGCTGGTTCAAATTATGACAGCAAGTTATCAACTAAAGAAATAGCCGCAAAGGTTAGATCTTATGCAAAGAAGAATTTCCCGGGTTTTAAATTCTCGGTTCGTTCTGAATGGAGCATGTACACTGATTCAATGTATATCGAATTAAAATCCGGCCCTTGTGTTCCTTTCGTTGAAGGATCAAGAAGCGCGGAACGTGGTTATATGTCCACAATGTCAACCGTAAAGGGCTGGGAAAATGAGTTAACGCCGGAAATGTTTAAAGTGTTGGACGCTGTTACGACTTATGCTAGTTCTTTCCGTTATAATGATTCAGACGGCATGCAAGACTATTTTGATACTAATTTTTATATCAATATAAAAGTAAGCGACGAATATAAGGTTATAGAGCCGAAAGCAAAGAAAAGCAGCATTAAGACTGAAAAGGCTGAGGAAGCCAAAGAAATGGAAGCCGTGACGGTTGAAGGTTTGGAAATGGTGGACTATTCAGAAAAGGCGATTGCAGTTTTTGGTGATACGAAGGCTATCAAAGAGCAATTAAAGGAACTGGGTGGACGCTTTAACCCGTCTTTAAATTACAACGGTGAAAAGCGTGCCGGATGGATATTCAGTAAGAAGAAAGCGGACGAAGTGCGCAACCTGATGGCTTCCGAAAAGGTGGAAGCCGTGGAAGAACTTCCGGCACTTCCTGAAGAAATATACATCCCGGAATTAGAGGAAGAAACGAAACAACCGGAGAAGTTAGGTAATATCCATTTAACCGAAATGGGCAACTTTAACGGCGTGCGCTATTATAACATTGAAGGCGCTGGAATCATAACCAGTGCGAAAGTACGCGAGGGCATACAGCCGGGCGATGTTTTCAACGTATACACAGCAGAGGATCGCAAATACGGCGTAACCTATGACGGTGTAAGCCTGGAAAGCAGTTTAAAAAACGATCTGCCCGGTATAATTGAGTTTAACGGCAAAATAGAATCGGGCACGCTTAGCGCTTCATCACATTATACCCCGCTTGCTGAAGGAGTGGAATTTTATGAAAAGAAAGTAAAGGGAAAGCGTTACACCGTCAAGGACAAACCGTTAAATCTTGGATATTACGGAATATTAGATAATTTGGACAACTGTATAATAGAATGCTATCCGACTAAGGAAGAAGCCGAAAAAGAGACGGAAATACTTAACGGGTTTACGGATGGTAACGGACGATTAAAGACGGTCATTTAATTAGCTGAATATGGTTTTGTTGGTTTTGTTATTCGGTGCTGTGATATTCATTTCCGGCACCGACAGGGATAAGCTACGCGAATTTTTAAACAAAAATGATGAATCAGATAAGTTTTAAGGATATGACATCAAAAGAAGCATTAAAGCAATTGCAAGTATATTGTGCGGCAAATGGTTTCGCCCTCTATCCATCAAGTTTGCCGAAACAAACATACTCTATAATATTGGCGGATGGTGACAACGGCGAAATAACAACACGTTACCCGAATAAGCGTATAAGCGGGTATTTCACCCCGAAAGAGTTGTTAATATGGATCGAAGGATACCACGCAGCATTGCAAATAAAATAAAGTGATTATGAGAGTTTATTTTGCAGAAGTAAAAACAAGATATCAAGCGATTAAAGAATGTCCGTTTACGCCTTCAAATGTCGCCAAAGTGTGTGGAGGCTTCATGTGTTTTGAGTCTACGAGTGACTACAATACATGGAAAAACCAAAAGTAACCTATCGGCTTAACCGTGGTTCTTTGATGAATATATGGGAACTAGTTTTATAAACTTAAAAACATTAAATCATGAAGAGAGAAGAATTAGACAACATTTTGCGCAACTTGTTAGTTGCGGGTAACATTGTAACCGTATCATTTGAACAAATGAAGAATATTCGCAAGGAGTTAAACCGATTTGTGAAGCCTGTACAGATAGAGATTATTAAGAGTGATTTTGAAACGGTTTCATTTAGAGAGTTAAGATAATGAAATATATTGCCACATGTTAGCATAGACGTACGTTGGGGCTTTTTGCCAACATATCATCTTATGACACCCCGGCAGTAATACGGCTGCCGGGATTTCGGAAAAGGATTAAAAAACGAATTATTTACAATTAAATCAAAGCGAATATGAGAACGAAAACGCTATCAAATTTACAAGAACAATTTTGCCGTATTGCACTTGCTGCATTGAACAATACAGTGCGATGCAAAAAGATTGACCACATTTATTTTGCGTATGTAGCAAACGTAAAGAAATATTTTAGAATATCCGACCCATTTGGCAACTATCGAATTTATCATACACCATTAACGCGCGAAGTGTATGCAGGATATTAATAACGAATTATTAACCGCAAGCAATTGCACAAAACGGAAAGTATGAATATTATTACAGATAGAACAAAAGCCCCTGCAAAGCTGCACTATAGGGTAAGCAATAACAGCGGATCAATAAATAAAGAGTTTGGCAAGAACCAGCAAGCAGCCTATGACTTTGCAAACGGAATGAAAGAAACGGCAACTATACGCGGGTATTTCGTTTTCAAAAAGCGCGGAGAATGGCAAACTAATACGGTATTTATAGACCATGTGTTTAAGTAATCAACTATCCCGGCGTGGGGGACAACAAGCGGAGCGACACCGCCGCCGGGAACTGAAACAAACTAAAATTATAAAGATATGAAATCACAGGTTTACACAGAAAAAGAGTACAAGCAATTGGAAAAAGAATCTGAATCAAGGTTTTCAGATCATGAATACTGCCTGATGGGATGGGATGAGAAAAGACAGGCGTACACAGTTGTATATAATGTTGTCGGAGTGCTATATATAGTTAGAAGAGGTCGTATATGCAGCGTGCCCAAGCGGTACTATTTTGATAATTTAGAAAACGCAGCACGCCACTATAACCGCCTTTGCAAGTATCGCCCGTTATTCGTTGCTTGAAGCGGCAAAGCATTAAAGAAAAATAATCAAATAACTAAAATAAGGAGGAAATAATATGTTCATGATTTGCATTTTGATTTGGTTAGCTGTTGGAGTAGGTAAGGAGCTGACTGGAAACAACGGTTTTTAAGCCGAATTATCCGCCAAAGGTTGAAAGCCTTGCAAGTGGTGCAAGTTCCACGGGCGGAACTATTACTAACTAAAAACAAAAAAAGATTATGGAAAATAATTATTTTATTCAGATTAACGAGGAAACACGTAGTATAATGCTTCAACCGTGTAACGCATTCGAGGCTATAAGGCTGCTAAACTTCTATGAAGGTGGAATAAACTTGCTAAAAGAAACGCAAGAAGTTAGAAGTATTGAGCTATACAAGATTGGAGAACCATTGCCGAAACGAATTTTAATCTAAGGAGGGCTAATTTATGGGGAAAAATTGCTTTATAGACACGGAGTCTCACGAAACGGAAATTTGGAAAGATGTTGCAGGATTTGAGGAATATTACCAAGTTAGCAATTTAGGCAGAGTAAGAAGTAAGGACAGGATAATAACAACTCGCGTAAATTCGTATCTGAAAAAAGGTCGGGTTCTAAAATTACATTATGACGACAAACACCCTTATTTATCTTTTGCATTTCATGTAGAAAACACCTGCAAAACGTGTATGGTTCATAGGATTGTTGCAGAAACATTTATACCGAATCCAAAAGGATTGCCTTGTGTAAACCATAAGGATGAAAACAAACGAAATAACAATGTTTCAAATCTTGAATGGTGTGATTATTCGTATAATGCAACATATAATGGAGCAAGGTACAGAAATGTAATTAATAGGACAAAAAACGGTTCTAAAAATTCAGAAAGACCAGTATTGATGTTTAACCTCAACGGGGATTTTATAAAAGAATTTCGTTCAACGTATGATGCAGCAAGAGAAATAGGAGTTTCAAGAGTTAGGATAGTTGCTGTATGTACAGGTTATAGAGGTTCTAAACAAACAAAAGGATTCAAACTTAAATACAAAGATGATTATGAAAAAGTATTGTGAATATATAAGAGTATCGACAAAGCGGCAGGGAAATTCCGGTTTAGGATTAGCCGCACAGCAAGAAATAAACCGTGATTACGTGAAGTCTGTAAACGGTGAAATAGTAGAAACTTTTCAAGACATTGAAAGCGGTACGCACAGGGATAGACCAGGACTTTGGCGAGCTATTGAATATTGCAAGGCGAATAAGACAACGCTTTTAGTAGCTAAACTCGATAGATTAGCGAGAGATGTTGAATTTACCTTCAAAATCATAAATACAGGCATAGACATTCATTTTGTGGATATGCCAGCGGTAAACACTATTATTCTTGGTGTATTTGCAGCGGTAGCACAATATGAAAGAGAGCTAATATCCAAGCGAACTACTGATGCGCTGGATCAAAGGCAAAAGCAGATAAAAGAGGAAGGCGGCTTTTACTCAAAATCGGGCAACTGGTGTACCTCTTTGGGCGGCAGCACATCCGGGCAGGCGAAAGGCGGTAAGGTGAACGGGGAGAAGCGGAGGAAAGAAGCGATGAACGATGAAAAAAACAACATGATAGCCGCAATGTTGGAGGGGTGCAATACTCCGCAAGACATTGACAAGGTAGTAGAACGGTTGAACGCAAGGGGTATTTTGACAAAGACCGGGCTGCCCTTTACCCGGAATCGTCTAACTGCCCTACGGACTAAGATTAATAGGCGTGCTGAATATGCGCAAAATATGCTTTAAAACATACCTCATAAAACGAATTAAAGAGAGATAAACAATAATTTTGCAGACAATTAAAATAAAGCTTATGAAAACGAACGAATTTATACATAGAATAGAGAACGGAGAAGCAAAGGTTATAACAGTTGAAGAAGCCAAGAAACTGAAAGGGAAGAAAATATATTGGTTCTATTTCGGATATTCAGGAAACGAAAACGAAGTGCAAGAAATGAAGGTCGGTGATATAGTATCAGAACTTGAATATTATTCAAACCAACCTTGTGAAGGATATGAATCACGTGCTGACTATTGGAAGTCGTATATGTCAGAGAAACAACTTGAAACAGTAGACAAAACATTGATGCTGTTGGATTCTGACGGGAAGGACAAATTTATTAAAGCACATTTAAACATGAACTTCTTCGATGAGCCGACATTCACTTGTTCAGACGCTGATAGAGAGGTTTATTATCTAGTTATAGAGTGAATTACCGCTAAACTAAAGATTTAGGGGCTTTCAAATGCGAACTCTTATAAAACTAGGGGAAATATCCTTGGTCTTTCTTTAATCTTTTTGGGGGTAGAAAAAACGGGAATTACAGGCACAACGATATCACCCTTGCCAACACGACAAAGGGTATCAGTCTATAAATGAACCTCTCTATACGTTCCATCGCATCACAGCAAGTAAACGGCAGAAATACCAGTGAGGCACATCATCAGCCTGCTCAAGCAATATGTTCAACTTATCTTCTTCCATATTCTGTTAACATAAAAAAAGCGGTAAAACCCGTTGGGAATTACCGCTTAATGCTAAATAGTTACTTTATTTTGCGTTTTTGAATATTTAATTTTATCTTTGCGCCATGAAGATAGCCCTTGATACATTGAAAGGCTACGTTGACCGTAGCTCACTAGTGTAGATGTATGGGGGGTATCTTTTTTTGCACCTTTAGATTGCAGAACAAAACTACAATTCGAAAAAATTATTTATCAATCTTTTTCATTTCCTTTGCTGTCATTTTAAGAGCTTTTTTAATTATAGGCAATTCTTTTTCTTGTGGCAACTGTTCAGGTTTGCGCCCGGTATTTTGTTCTACTATATTTCGGACTTGTCTTCCAACAGTATAGTGTGTTTGTTCTAAATTAGCTTGTCCAGATATTTGTTTACTCTTTATAAGCTCTTCGGTTTGGGTAACACGGAATAGATTGGCAGCAAGTTCGGTACGGCTCATTCTGTCAAATAGCTTTCCTTTTTTAACGCCACGTTTCTTTTCAAGCTTCCACGATTCCATATTATACATACCCAGATAACCTGCATTTTGAAACTTTGCATAATCAGTAACATTTGCGGCTTTTGCTGTTGAAGCGAGAGATTTGTTTCCATCTGCAAGTTCTTCACGTATTAGCACGCGGTCTATTTCCTGATTGTTTTCAATGTATAATTCAAATTTTCGTGTTTGCTGTGCGAAATAAGCTTGCGCCAATGCTACTTCTGGCTTCTTTGGATCGCCATTCATAGCAGCAAGATAACACGCAAAACGTGTAAGTTTGAAGTCTTGGAACTCAACACCATTATTATTGCGTTTCACAGCTATTATATTTTCATAATGAGGAATGTTGAGCGAAACAAAAGCCTTTGTCGCGCGGTCAAGAACTTTACAAAATGCTTTCATATCATTATATCCAAGCATAACCATTACTTCTGAGGCCCACCAATAAACGATGCCGTTTTGGTTTTTAAAGTCTTCAAAAGAAAGAATTGCATTGTTGTTTTCTTGTTCCATTTCCATCTATAATTTAAAATTCGGCTCAAAGATAGAATAAAGTATTTGTTATTCCAATATATATCTATAATTAAGATATATAATTTTATTGGATTTATGTATATAATTTCACGACTATTTTGTAAAAACGGTAATTCCAACAAGTCAAAGAACGCTTCTGTTCGATTATTATTTTTTTTCTTCAGACAATATTTTCTTTATTCTTTCCTCCGTAAATCCAAAACAAGACGCAAAACGTTTGAACGCATTGCGCTTATCAGTAGGAATAAGTGAATACATGCTATTTATAGGCGTTTCACTTTTTATCGCTTTTAGCATCTGTTTCTTTCTCATAATAATTTCTCTACCTTTCGTTTACAGCAATCACACTCACACAGCAACGGATGAGCATACTCCCACATCTTTTCCACTATATCATCCCCGATATACTGGATTTCCTCTCCATACGGAGTTATATTAAGTGCCTGGCATATATGGGTAGCCAAATGTCCGCACTCATGCCGCCAAGATTTCTCAAACTCCTTTGCAGAGGATGTAATGGCAATGACCATTACTGTTTTTCTGTCCCGGAGGTTGGAATATGTGACGCCGGTATTCATTTTGCCGGAACTCATATTGTCGTAGGCTGTACGAAGCATATCCCCGTCACATCCGATGGAATACATATTGTCTATTATCTCGTCAACATAATAGGTGTCAACGGCATAGAATACTTTTACCCTCCAATCATATTCATCCAATATGAATTTTTGTCTTATCATTTTAATAACTAATCAAATTATTGTATATTTGTATTTGGAAACGGATAGTTGGGGAGTAGCTACCCCGATGAAAGGCGAAGCTAAGGCGCTTTCCGTTTCTTTATATTCTTAGCACAACTTAATTCTTAGCAAAATGAACCCCTCAAACAAACTTACAACAGAACAGTTTATTTCCAAAGCAAAATCTATTCATGGTGATAAATTTGATTACTCAAAGACCAAATATGTCAATAGTGAAACAAAAGTTTGCATAGCTTGTCCTACTCATGGCGAATCGTGGATACTTCCTAAGCAACATCTTATAGGATTTGGTTGCCGAAGATGTGGGTATGAAAACCGAAAAAAGTCTAAATGCAAACCAACAGAAGTTTTTATAGAGTCCGCAAAGAAAGTTCATGGAGACTTCTATGATTATTCCATAACTATTTATAGAGGACAAAAGAAACCTATAACTTTTATTTGTCCCAAACATGGAACTATAACAATGAATGCTGGGAATCACCTACACGGTCATGGTTGCCCAAAATGTGGAATAGAGAAACGATCTAATTCTCTATTGTCCACAACAGAGTCTTTTATTGAACGGGCTACGAAAGTCCATAACGGGAAATACGATTATTCCAAGACAGTATATCAAGGTATTAGTACTAAGACCTGTATAATCTGTCCCAAACATGGTGAGTTTTGGCAAACACCTAACAACCACTTAAATGGAGCAGAATGTCCTAAATGCGGATATTTAAAGACAAAGAGCAATGTGTGTGGGTCAGGCATAAACGACATTGATTACTATGCTACTTCTATATGCTATAGGAAGTGGAAGTCTATATTGGAACGTACTTCTCCAACATATAAAAATAAGGCATACGATAAAGTCTATATTTGCGATGAATGGCGTATATTTTCAAACTTTAAAGAGTGGTTTGATGAAAATTACATTGAGGGAGGTGCTATTGACAACGATTTATTATCACCTCCAAATAATAAGATTTACTCACCACGCACTTGTTGCTTCTTGCCCCGTATTATCAACAACGCCATAAAGAAATCCCCAACAAATAATCAAACCGGTATAAGAACGACATCGAATGGGCGTTATCGTGTTATCCTATCTGCTAATTCTAAACAATCCCTTGTTGGATATTTTAATACTTTAGAAGAAGCTCAACTTGCCTACAAGCTGGCTAAAAAACAATACATCAAAGAACTCTCTGAAAAGTATTTCAGAGAGGGCAAGATAACCGAGAGGGTATATAATGCCCTAATGAAATACGAGATTGTGGATTAAGTTATTTCTTCCCAATCCACCGGTTCACCTTTTGCGTCACAATCAACGAGCCATTTTCTAAACCAATTCCCACCAGGGTTGTCAGGGTCATCAATGGCACTTTTGACAAACAATGCCATATTTGCCTCGTCGGGCACTCCTGATTTTAAGTAATCAGCCCGGCACATATTAAGAACGTATACAAAATCGTACCCTTTGTTGTGCTCGAGTTTAATCCCATACTTGGTTAGAAACTCCTCAGCTTGTGATTTGGAATAAGGTTCTATGGCTTCTTTCTTCCCAGTAGCCGCATTGATACGCCGCATTTCCTTAACTGCGCATTCACAAGCCTTACGGCTGAACGACCAGCCCCAATTCCGCAGATAGGCTTTCATTTCACGCGGCTTGTCATCATACAAATCCAAAGGTTCTTTCATATCTTTTACTTTTAAAAAGAGCGGAGTATATCCGCCCCTTAACTACACTTAACGATAACGGGAATAACGTCCGGTTCCACGAACGCCCCGTCTTTGTCCCATACCACGACCTGATCCACCGTAACCACCGCGCTCACCCATACCTTCATCATCATAATAACGGTCATCGTCGTCCCAACGCTCGCCCATGCTTTCACCTTCGGAAAGTTCTTCTATGCATTGCATGAGCTTGCCACCATAACGCAGCATCTTCTCCGCATAGTCGGACATTTTCTCGACCTTGCTCTCGGAAATTTCAATCATCATCATACTATTGTTTTTTAGAATTGTTACTACTAGAAGCCTTCTCAGAAGATTTGAGGAAATCGGCCATCATTGCCCTCAGTTCACTCAACTCCTGTCTTAGGGCTTTATTCTCCGCATCCTGACGTTGGCGTTCTGCAAATTCCGGATTAAGGATCTGTAGCATCTTGTCGCAAGACTCCAGAACAGAACGGTGATGGTCCACGCTACCTAATATCTCCGATGAACGGTTGCGCATGGCGGCAACTTCCGCATTCATCGATTCCCTTGAACCGGATATTACCATATTCCCACCTCCGGGAAAGTTTGCATCAGCAATGTCAGACATTGCCGGGATCTTTTGGAAAGTCACCGTTTGTTCCCCTATCTTGATTGTTATATCAACAACCATTCTTGGAGGTTGCCCATAAGGAAGAGGCTGTTGCATAAACTCCGGCACAGGATTGGAAACACCTGAAACGGACCCAACTTCAATATATGGAGTACCGTCCTTATGAAGGACAAAGAACTCGCTGTTTACTCGTAGATTCTGAAAAGGCATAATTAATTAACTCTTTAAGGGGACGGGATTTACCCCGTCCGTTGTTTTTTAAACCACTCCGGTCATAATTTGCAACGTGTTAGTCGCACGGTCAAACCAGAACTCATACACACCAGTACCGGGAATGTCTGCCGCAGTCAACGCTTCACCGTTATATTTGGTGACCGCCTGTGTAGCTCCATTACTCTCAAACAGAACAGGCAGCGTGCCGGTTGTGCCGGTAGGTATTGCTTGGGCAATGTCAACGTATATCGTCCCTCTATACCATGCATTCACAAAGGCATGGTTGGGAAAGGAAAACACCACATTAGCAGTATTAACCGTCACACCCGAGGTTGATATGGCCGCAGAACCCCTGCGGTTTACAAATTGGAAAGGATATACTGCCATAATAGCCTCCTTCCTCAATTAACCCCAAAAACCATTACCGGCAGCGTAAGGATTGAAGCCACCATACAAGCCATATTGGTATGCTACACAGTTGGGAACCGCCGCAATAGGACTGTAAGGCACAGTAACGGTTTCCGGCTGCTTGCATTCAATTTTGGCTAGGCGTGCGCTTAAATCTGTCAAAGCGGCTCCAAGAGGTGCGGTAGCCTGCCCTACAATTTGAGATGTCATGGCTGAACTCTTGTAAGTACTGTTCTCTTCACGGAGTTTGTCAATCTTGTTTTGCATCTCACGCATTTCAGCGGCACGTTGACCGGCGATAATCTGCTGTGTGCTGTCCTTGATGGAATTTTGCAAGTCACAAGTCTGACGTTGTGTTTCATAGGCCACGGATGCAAACCCTCTTTCCTGCCCGGTTGCAACACCATTAATCGCATTTTGCAGAGTGTTTGTCTGCTGACAGATAGCTAGACGGTTCTCACAGCAGCATGATGCGATCTGTTGTGCAATCTGACAGTTGCCGGATTGGATAGCATTAATAATCTGCATTGAGCTCTGCCCAACTTGATTTCCTACCTGTTGAATCTGTGACATTACACCGTTGATAGCCTGTTGAACCTGACCGATTGAACAGTTCAGATTTGTAGCCAGATTGTTGATGGCCTGACCGTTTCCTTGAATGGCACTCATCAGCAACTCCCGTCCTGCGTCGTTGTTTATCAGATTGGGGATTCCTGCTGCTCCATTGCCACCGCCAAAGCCGCCATTTCCCCATCCGTTGTTACCCCAACCCATGAGGAAGAACAAGAAAATAACCCAGATAAACCAGCTTCCCTCACCGCCAAAACCACTGTTGTTACGGCTGTTCATGGCTACAAGCAAATTAGGGTCTATGCCCTTCTGTTGCAGAAGTGGTGCAAGCATTGCCATCATGCCGCCACCACCATTGTTCCCACTTTCCGGGAACACATAAGTCTTTGTTTCGCTCATAATATATACAATTAGTTCCGGTCACATGACCGTTCACAAAAGTATATATATCATATCTCATGGGAAATCAGTTGTTTCCCAACAAATTCTTTATATCGTCCCAATATATTCTCATCATTTTCCCACTCTCCATCCTCTCATGGAAATTGGATATCATGTAGTTGACAGCACGTTTAGTCTTATGGATATGAGCGGCTATTTGTGAAGGGTACATACCGCTTTCGAAAAGAAAAAATACAAGAAGATACCGGGCATCCACTGTCTCCATATTCTTATCAGATGATAATATTTGGTCTACAGACACTTCTGTTTCTTTTTGAAACAATATTAATTATTTTGGCAAAGATTTCTGACTTGCACATGTTTTTTCTAATTTTTTATTCTTATCTTTGCCATGCCACATAAAACAAGATATATCGATGAACAAAGCATAAGACATTTTGTTGAAGATATTTAGCCTCCAACGTGCAGTGTCTTATGCTTTTATCATGTTTTTATGTGGCAATATTAATATGAGCGTTGGGGGCTTTTTTTTGATTCTAAGCCCCTGAAAGAATTACTTTTGTTAAATGAGTTTTTCTATTATACGCCACGCTTCTACCTGTGGCATTCTGGTTGCTATTTCATCTTGCACCTCCTTTCTTCTTTACCAGCCAAATGACTACGATTAGTAATATTAATATAATACCTATTGAAAACTCTCCTAGTTCTAATTTCGTCTTCTGCCACCATGTTAATTCCTTCTCCACAGGGTAGGGGACTTCTAACTCTTTCTCCTTCTCTATATAGGCTGTATCGCGAATCATCCTGTCACGGTAGACTATATGCCACTTGTCAACAAACACTGAATCGCCTTTCTCCCTTATATAGACAGAATCCTTAATGTGAATGGAATCCGTTCGTGTACGGGTAAGATAAAGACTGTCAGTCCTTATAGTTTCTACTGGGACATACCTTATGCTCCGGCATGATCCAAACAGCAATAGCAATGCTATCCCTACCACAATCCATATATAGATCCTTTCTCTCATCCCTCAAATTTTATATCGTTGATACGGTTCATCCAACCACGTTTGAACTTGTTGTTTACTGGGCGTTTCCGGCATATATCCTCAATGAAATCAAACCGTGCAATCTTGATCTGATCAAACAATTCACGTGGATTACGGGAATTTACTGCGGCGAGTGTCTTAGGTCCGACAATGCCATCAGGAACCACACCAACCAAATCCTGCGGTACTTTAATACCATGTGCCCCAGAAGCCCATACAAAATCCACAAGGATATCAGCTATGGATTGGGATTTAATCTCGTCAGCTTTCCATCTGTCCCAATACATGGTTTTTAAGATCTCGGTCCATTCCTCTTTCGTGATGTTTTTCAATCTTTCAACCGTAGGCTTGGGATAGCCTTTCTTTCGGCAATACGTTTCATAAGCTCCAATGGTCACACCCATATTGGTAGCCCCTCCTAAATCGTCCGGGTCATTTACAAAACCGCCTTCCCACTTCAGGATAAACGGTGCAAGTTTTCTTACGTCAGCCATTTTTCTTTTCCTCCTTTTTATTTTCTGTTATTATTTCATTTATATCCTCTTTTTCTACATCAAGCACCTTCTTACCAAACAGACCTAACGCCTTAAGCATATTAAAGCTGTATCCTTTGGGCTTCAATATATTTGATATGATAGAGCAAAATTCAATGAAGCAAACTAACAAACAGGAGTATATGTCTATATCCCATTTGCTGCCGGATGCAATGTTTATCATGACAACCATACAAACAAAGGCGAAGTAGGTTACAAGTTTACCCATTGTGCGGCGTATTGCACTAGAGAAACGAACCTTTTCGCCCATTAAAAGGCTTTTCCTTATTCCAAAAGCCAAATCACATATCACTACTGCAAATGATACAATAATCCAAGGTATCATGTGCTCCAATGATTCTGCTATAAAACCGCTTACTATTACGGAGAAGCCACCCGGTATGGCTTGGGTCGTTATACTATCTCTTACCATCAGAATGATTATTTAAATGTATTAAATTAATTAGTCACTTATGAATACTCTTAGTCCTGCTCCCCTTGAATTTGAATTTGGTGCGAATACACGGTCTATTCTATCTGAAATAATCTCCAAATATCCCGTCTGCGCTTTCAATTCAATTAGCATGGGGTTTGTTTCAGCTTGTGATTCTAAACTATATCGAGCTTCTAACAGATTTCTGATAGCTGTTATATCAGTAGTTTGCTGGTTTACAAAGAATCTGATAGAGTTTAGTAATGCCTCAAGTGCCTCGGCAGTAGTCTCTGTTATACCTTGTATGCTTTGGGCGAGAGCGGACAGATTTGCTTTACCTCCGGGTTCCCATCCTATTTGGTTAAAAATTTCTTCTGCCGCCTCGTTATATTCACCAAACACTTCCTTCATCTTGTCAGACCAGTCTTTGATGGCTTCGGTATTAATATCATTCGGCTTTAAAAAATCCGTATATGCCTTTTGAAGTCTTTTATATTCCTCACTATTTTCTATCTCATCAGCAGCGGCATTTGCCTTTTTTGCGACACTTTTCACAACCGAATTATTGGCTGTGTTTCTTAGCTTGGTTATTTGGGCTTGAAGTTCAAAATACCTTTCTTGATCCTCTTGCTCCATATCTGTTCTTGTTGCAATTAGACTGTCAAATTCTTCAAACATAGGTTTTAAGAACTTGTCAGATAATCTTAGAAGTATCTGTTGTTTTACATAGTTTTCCATAAAATCATCAAAACTTTCTTGAAGTCCAGACAAGCCATCCCCTGTTTCTTGAAACGCTTCCAACCATGCCGATGCAAAATTCTCAGCCAATGTTTTGAAATTTTCATCGGAGCCTACACCGCCAAGCTCCGCTATCATGTCATTAGCACTGTTAGCCAAAGTATCCCTGAGATCTTCAATCTGTTCCTGCCATTCGTTTATTTTGTCCCAGTCAGTATCTTTCTTATCTCTTTCGGCGGCTATCATGGCATTGAGAGATACTATCTGTTTGTTTATGTTCTCATTAAGTTCATTCCCATATTCTTGTAGCTTTGTTATATCCCATACATTGTCTATACTCTCTTTTAGCTTGTCGTATTCACGTTCCAGCTTCTTTATCTTTCTTTCATGTTCTTCTATTTCTTTTTGTAAATCTTTGTCATGGTTGCCGAATATAGATGAAAGAATGGTGGCTACAGCTTGTAATGCAATTAGTACCCATCCAATTGGTCCTAATGCAGCATTCATGGCAACATTCATAGCTGTTGCCGCTGTTGCGCATAGTTTTAACTGCAATTGGAACATTACCGCTTGTACAATCAAATCTCCAATAGTTCCGACCATGTTTAACAACCTCATACTTGTGCTATCGGCATCTTCACCCATTGTTTCAAGGATAGACACTATGCTTCCCATAGCCTGCTTCCCTATATTCCTTATCTGTTCAAATGCATTCTGCATCTTCAACAGATTAGCTCTTGCCTTATCAAATTTTTTTAGGTCGTTTTCATCTAAGGATATAGTGGATTTATTATTATTTATCAAAGATTCCTTTAAGGTTATTTGCTGTTTAAGGTCTGAAATGGACAGGCTTAATAAAGCATTGTTCTTTTCAAGAAAATCAATACCGACTGCATCTTTATTTATAGAACCATTTTTTAATTCGATAATGGTTTTCATGGCAGATATTTCTTTCTCTAATGAAATATTCTGTTTTTCTCTGTTAAGAATATCCATATTGAGAAAATCTTCCGTTCTGCCTTGTTCACTTAGTTTTTTTATTTCTTTGTATGATGTTATAAAAGAATCCAACGGACTTCTCTTAGAAAGTTGTTCATCCATTTTGTTGTAGAAGTTCATTACTTCTTTTAGTTGGGATGGATCAAGATTCTTCATCTGCTCTTTTAACGTTTCAAGTTTGGCTTTCATATTCTCAATGGCTTTTGTTGAAACGTTTTCCAAGTTGTCGAACATGTTCATATAGGTATCTGTACCTTTAAATGCCTTCCATGTGTTTTCAGACGATTTCTTGTCATATTGTGCTTTCAAATTTTTGCTGTATTGTTCTTGCATTTCTTTTGTAAGCACATCCTTAAACGTCTTTGTTTGTTCATCATAGACCTTTGTATAAATTTTGCTTCTTTCTTTATAATACCACATATCTAACTGCAACTGGTCTGAAAGCTGTGTTTTATAAGCTTTAGTCAGTTCGATAACAAGGTCTTGACTGTTCTTTATACGCTGCTGGTTCAGCTTGTTTAAGTCTGCTAAATATTGCTTGTTGGCATCGGTATCAGCAATAAGGTATTCGCCTTTCGGAAATTTCTTCTGATATTCTGCTTCAATCCCTTTCTGCACATCGTCCAACGTCTTGGCAAGTCCGGGGAACAACTGTTGAACCTCCGCTTCGGAAAGTCCTGCATCTTTCAGTTTCTTGTGCAAGTCCAATCCGTTGAACATGGATTCAATGTTATCTTTAGTTTTGTCTAGCTGCTTTTTAAAATCATCTGCATCCTTTTCGTCAAACAAGACATTAGCATCTTTTTGTGCTCCTATCTTCTTCCTAAAGTCAGTAATAATCTTTGCAAGTTCCTGCAAAGCCTTTGCCGTATTTTCCTTATTAGGCAAGAATGCTTCCCCTATGATATTTTTAGGCATCTGAACATCTTTCAATTGGGATGCGTAGCGTTCCATGACTGTCTTAGCTGCCTTATCGCTGCCCATTACCTTATTCAGCTTCTCGTATTCCTTGTTAAGTTCTTTGATAAGAGAAATGCGTTCTGCTAATATGTCACGTTCATGTTTGGGGTTTGATTGAGGATCTTCTTGATTTATTCCTGGTCTAAGAGGAACTTTTATATCTCCCAAGTTATATATATCGTATGCAAGTTGCTTCTTTATATCAGACCATTGTTTGGAAAAATCTCCTTTATCTATTAAAATCTTAAATTGTTCTCTTGTCTTATTACCTTTTATTACCTCATCATTTACGGAATCAAAGATTTCACGTATTTCTTTAGTTGCTTCTTCTTTATCTTTCTCCAAATCTTTCTTTGTTCCAAGAAATGAGCTGGCGATAGAACTTTTCTTACCTGCAAAAAGAACACCATTCTGTAACTTCTCCAAGTAGTCTGCAAGTCTTTTGTAGTAGTCAATTAAATTCTCTCCTTCTTTCTTTCCTTTTACTAGTTCTTGTATGTATTCTTTTGCTCCTTTGCCTAAGGAGGTTGATTCTTCTGAAATCCTTAATAATTCAGCTTGTATTTTGTTACCCTTCGCTATAAAGTCATAGAAAGCGTTTTCGTATTCGTCTAAATCTGTTTCAATATCATCATTACCTATCAGCCATCCTTTCTTTCTGTTTTCTGCATAGTTGGCTTCAATCTTCCTAATATCTTCCAAGAATTCTGTATATTGTTTTTTATACTCTTCAAACTGTTCTTTTGCTTCTTTTTCTGATATATTAGGCTTTATCTCTATTTCAAATCCTTCATTATTCATCTCTTTTATAAGGGATGATAACGCTTTTCTTGTATCATTTTTAGCTATTTCGTCTATTTCTCCTATTCTTAACTGAGCTGTATAATATTTATTGCTACTTTCTCGTAACATTTTGTTGTATTGAGAATGCACATTCCACAACTCATTAACAAGTTGTAAAGCTGCTCCAAGTGCTATTAACGGAAATGATGTTTTGAACGCTAATCCCAAAGAACGTAATGCGGTTTCTGCTTTTGTAAAAGCAAAGGAAAGCAAGCTAACTCCATTTGCTGCGGCTTTTATCTTAGGGAGTAAAACCATTGAACCAACTACAATGCCAAACGCTTTTGCCACTTCGACAACTGTTTCCCAATTATCAATCAATACCTTAATAGAATCAATAGAACCTTTCAGTGTATCTTCGTTAGCCTTACCGATAGAGTTAAGCATCACATCAATACTGTCTTTCAAGTTGGAAATTTTACCCTGCAAAGTTTCGGCTTGAATTTCCTGCATATTGTAGAACAATCCTCCGCTGTCAGTTAACCGTTTGAAGATGTTCTCAATATCTTCAAAGGTTACTTTTCGTTTTGAAATCATATCCACAATTTGGGCAGTGGTATATGCTTCGCCTTTAACTTCTTCAAAGTAGCGTTGCAATTCTCCATACAAATTGATACCTGCTTCCGTAAACTGACGAACTTCCGTACCACGCAAATACGCTGCCGCTTTGACCTGCCCATAAGCAAGAATAAGTCTGCCCATATCAACACCTAAACCAGCGGATACATCGGCAAGTCGCTTTGTCGTGTCATATAACTTATCCGATTCAATACGGTATGCTGCAAGCTGTTTTGTGAATGTAACCAGTTCCTTAATTTGGAATGGCGATTTTACAGCAAGTTGGACGGTCTTGTTGAATATCTGGTCTGCTTGCGCTTTATTCTGTAAAATGGCTTCCAAGGAACGCTGCTGTAATTCAAATTCTCCACGTACATTTGCCAACTTACTGATATACCCTTCAATCTGTGATACGGAGAACACCAAGGCAAGCTGACGGCTTAATTGCCCAGCCGTATCCATTAGGTTCCGGTGGCGTGTGGCCAGTTGCTGCGATTGTACTCCTGCTTGCTGCAAGGCTTGGTTGTGCTTGGCGATGGCTTGGTTTATCTGTTCAAGTGTCTGCCTGTAGTTGGCATCTGTAGTGTTTAAAGACAAACGAGCCTGCTTCAAGTAGTTTATGGCTGTTACTTGGTCACGCAAATATTTGGCGTTTCTTGAATAGTCCAATGCACCTTGCGGCGTAGTACGTTGAGCTATTTCTTGCTGTCTCGCTAATTGTTCTGCTGCTTTTGCCGCACGCCTATCGGCTGCTTCTTTTCGTTGTGCGGTTTTCTCTGCCGATTGTACTCTCTGTTCGTCAGTTTGGCGTTGGTAGTCAAGCTCCATTTTCATGTAACGCATGGCATTAACGGCCGTCTGTTGCTGTTGTTTTGAAATAGTCTGTGTATTCTCAACAAACTTTTTCAAGTCAGAAATACTTTCTTTCAGTCCGGCTATATTCCATCCGCTAAACGAACCTTGCCCTATTTTTTTATCACCTATCCGATTCAGTAAATCTGCTGCACGTGAAAGGCTTTCGTTCATGGATGTGGTTTTCTTTTCGGTATCTCCAGCTCCTTTACTTACTCCCTCAAACGGATTCCCTTTAGACCCAATCGAACTTATCTTGCTGGCTAACGAAGCGATTGCGCTCTCCAATTTGGAAGTATCTACTACCACACTGCCAAACCCGTTTTTCAACGCATCCGCAGCCGTATGTGCATGTTTCTCTATCTTCTCCAGCTTCTCATCGAAACTGTCCAACTTCTTTAATACATCGGGTGTTATGTTGAGGAATGCTCCTGCTTCATTATCTGGCATATCGTTATCCTTTTTTATTAATTATGGGCATACCCAAATCATTCAAATTCTTCAAATCGTCAACCGAACTTATCTTGTTGACCTTCTTCTTTTTCTTATCCTTATTTCCGTATTCTACATGGGAAAAATCAAACGAGCTTAACCGGACTTGCCCGACCGTCATTTCCCATAAATATTCTTCACGAGAGCACCAAGTGTTGGAGCGCAGAAAATCAATCATCTGCCCCCATTCGGTACGGGATATTATCAGCTTTGTTCCGTTTTCTTCATCTTCCTCGCCAGTGTCATCTCCCTCACGGTCTGAATCACATTGATACTCTCGAAAAAAAAATCCGTGCTTATGAGGTTAAGGATTTCACCGAGCAATAAAGCCCAATCCTTTATGTCGTATTCCCCCCACATTAGAAGGTCATAGACTTTGTGGTAGTCATCTGAAAGTTCTTTTTTCTCATAATCAGAGAATATCCTGTCCTTGTCATTGAGAAGTGCAAGCGTTATTACATGTGCCACTGCTGGTAGATTTACTGCAAACTCCTTGATAACATCTCCCATGCTCAGTTTCTCTCCTTTGACGATCCGGCACGCTTGTTCGGCTATAAGCCATTGAACACCGGGCTTTAATCCTTTGATACACCACTCCGTACCGTGGAGTTTCATAATACTTGGGCTGTCGTTCATTATCCTTGCCAAACGCTCCATTGATTCATTGGATACAGGAGTATGAGCTGTTACAGCGTCTTTCTTTGGTTGTGTATCTTTTTTCTTTGCTCTATATACTGCCATGATTATAAGCATGAAGGGCGGCGGCATATCCAGCCTACCGCCCTGTAAAACAATCTTCTTATCTATTATGGGTTATCCTGCCGATGGTAGGGTATAAGCGGAATCCACATAAAACGGAGTTCTGATAGTCTTTGCTCCATCGGCGACATTTGCATCATACGCTGTTCCTGCAAGACTGATACGTCCAATATTGGAGTTTAATGATTCAAGCATTAGCTTGGAATTAAGTTGTAATTTTGGAACCACAAATGCTGTCATCGTTTCCCCTTCCTCAAACACTACGTCAATCTTTGCATACAATTTCTTGTATTGAGCAGGAGCAAAGTATTTGGTAGAGACAGTAGTTCCAGCCGTAAATCCCATGAGAGCGATTAGCAGATCTTTTTGTGTATCTGCGACCTCAGCTGTAAATTGGTATTTGCCGAGTTTCACGATGGAAAGAATAGGACTGTCGGAAGTTTCACACTCGATGTCGTTTACATCATTATCGTCTTGAGCGATTGAAGTGGTGTCTTCAACTACATCTTCAAGAATGTAAGAGTCACCCTTTGGCACATCGCCTTCTTCAGTACCAGTGAACAGAGTTGCCACGATGTAAGAAGGTTTGATAAATTTTTTGGCTGTTGCGCCAGTATTGTTTACTGCCATAATTAAAAAGTGTTATCTTGTTAATAATCTGTTTATCTTATTGTTATCCCGATATTGTACACATTGCAATAGAAGTTTCCGGAATTTTTACTTTCTTTCCCTATCAGTTCACAGCTTGTTATGACGAAATGCTTGTCGTTGGATTGGTCAATTGCCGAGAATAGTGTTTTTTCCATGTCGAACAGTTTTTTTACTGGCTTTGATCCCAAACTGTCCGTGGACTTCGCATAGAGGAATATGTTGGCGGAACATTTCGCCTCTCCTCCGTAATCATTCACGCTAAGAACATCTACAACGATCATGTCCGTGCTGTCACTACTTATTGTCAGCGGTGTTTCATCAAAAGAGATTATTGATGAAATCTTTGCTTTTGTAAGTAACATGGATAGAAAATTCTCTATCATGCTGCCAGTTTTATATAAATCATTCATATATTGTCTTGTTTACCGTGACTGATAATGCCGAACTTCGCGTTCTTGAATTTCCGTGATAATGCCTTAACTTCATTACGTGCCACTGCTATCACTTCATATTTCTTCTTCACGTTACCTTCTGCATTTTGTAGTATTTCTCCGTAAGGCATGGCGGCTACAACTACCAAATCAATTCCCGGATGTGGCTTATATTTGTATTCCAAGTATTCAACCACTGCTTCATAACCGGTAATTTCCTCACCATACCATTTTTTCTTTATTCCGGGAGAGCTGGCGGTATATCCCTTTCTGGCAAGCTTTCCGTCAACATATACTCCCCAACCGTAACTATCTCTCAAATTGAGGCTTCGGTAGGTATAGGAAACTTTAGCCAGTTCCTTAGCCACTATCTTCTGTCCCTCGTTTGCGAGTAAATCAACAATACGGGTGATTGCACTTTGCTTGGTCTTTGCCATACTTAACCTACTTCACTCATTTTGATGTTAACTTTCACGCCACCAAGCTGGCTAATTTCCATTCCTATAACACGACCGTTAATGCCTATTCCGTAACTTTCCTTTGGACATCTAAACATATCTCCAATTTTTACAGGTGAAATGCTGCTTTTTTTTAATGGGAAAAACACGTTATAGTCTGCCATGATAGTGCCGCCATTGAACATCTTGGAGGCTTGCTGTATATCGCATTCGGTTTCAAGAAGGATGGTTTCTTCCAAAGTTTCCGTATTCCCTTCGTTTTTCTCAGTTATTTTCGCATTGAGAGAACCATCCGTATCTTCACCGCCTAGCAAATCACCGTCAAGCAATCCTCCGTTACCGAGAAGGTCTCCGTCCTCCGGCTTTTTCGTTATCACGGTGTAGAATATACCATGAAACGGATATTCTGCTATTGCTTTTCTTTTGAGACGCATAAGCTATACATCTAATGAATTTTCATTGACCCAACTCATACTACCCGAATCCATGCTTCCCAACGCTTCTTCTTCACCATACTTTTTGTACAGTGCTTTCAGACGGTCTTTCAAGTTTTGGATTATGGGAGCCGTTACCGTTTCACTGCCTACGTCCTGTCTATAACTGCCATGCTGGAGTGATGATGAAGCCACAGACCACGGACCGTTAATGACAAGCTCATATAGTGCGATAAGGCAATGGTCTTTAGTGCGTTCGTCTATTTCGGAACGGTCTGAAATAAACATCAAACCGTTTTCGTATGCGATATTTTCAAGCGCATCATCTTCAAAGACAAATCTCGTAAGCCCATTGAGGTATGCTATCGGGTCAAATGATTTTTCCATAAATGCTACTGTTGCAATGTGTTGTACATTAATCGTCTGCCTGACTTGTGTCTACAATGACGTGATTGCGGAATGTTTTCAGTGCAGGACAAGCCGACATCATCACATCCGTATGCCATTCCTTATACAGCCCGTTGTTTGTCGTTGTATTCACAATCGTGCAGAGACCATCATTAGCCTGAGCAAAAATTTTAGTTATTACGCTTGAACCATACTTGTCAAACATCTGTTTGTCTAAGTTATTGGTGTATTCAAACTCACAAGCATATCCGGCAGGACGGAGAACTGCAATCTTATCATCCCAACCTTGCACGAATGTGTCTCCAGTATTGGTAAGATTACGCTCACGCTCTTCTACAATTTCAATTGGAGATACACCGGGATAATCACGGAAAGCTGCTAAGAACAACTCACGTGTAGTAGGCGCAGTAGCGGTTGTTGCGATGTAAGCTAAAGGATTTTTCTTGAAACTTTCAATCAATTCCTTAACTTCGGCATTTTGCAACATTACTTCGTAAAACATCTTGCGTGTAACCTGCCATTCCATTGCACCTTCATATCCCCATTTTTCACGATATTTTTTCTCCTTTTCCGCCATTTGGCTCAGAATCTTGCATTCAGCGTCAGTCCACACCTTAGTTCCTGCTTTAGTGAAATTTTCATCCGGAATGTCTGCTTTGTGCAACGGAATTTGAATACCACGTGCGATATTGCGGTAGTCAATATTACCTTTAGACATTAACTGTGCAGTCATGAAGTTCATGGTTGCGTCCGCACTATCAAGCTGGGACTGTAATGTATGTACCCAAGCGGCTACCAAATCGGCATCGTTTCCAAACAACTCAAACTGTTGTTCTTTTGCTTCACGTTCCATAGCTGTTTCAACGAAACCGGGAGCGATAAAATCAGGAATGGATGCGGTGTACCAGTACAGACCGTCCTTATCCATTTGATTACTGTCACCAAGAGGTGCACGCAAATCCATCAAAGGAGCGGCTTTCAAGTCACGTCCTTTCACAGAAAAAGTAGCGATGCCATTAGGGGCGGTAGGTGTGGGAGCACCAGCTTTTACACCTTGAGTCTTGTACCAACCATAATTAGTGTATAGCAGACCTTCTGTATTGACAAAGGATTGCAAGAAACGTTGATTGGTCTTGTCAGAAAAAAATCTTGCATATCTGCTGTTATTAAAATCAAATTTAGGCATAGTCTCGTCAATTTTAAATGTTAAACCAACCCTTAACCTTGCTCTTGTTCAAAGCTTTTAATGCAGCCGAAAGAGGTTGCATACGGTCTTCGTAGAGGAATACATCTCCTAATGCCAATGCAGGAGTGATAAGGTATCTTGCACCATCGAAATCATCTTCGGATGTAGCTGGGTCAAAAACAAAATCAAAGTCGCAGGGAAGGTATGAGTTAGGATTAGTAACCATCGCTTCTTTACCAGAGCCTGTTTCTTTCGCTTCAACAAGGACAGATGAAGTTGTTAATGATCCGAGGGTTGCGCTCAATGTAACTTTCCAAACATCGCCAGCCGTTCCGTCAGTCGCTTTTTCAACGGCTGTAATTGTTACCGCTGTGCCTTTTCCTGTCAATGTAGAAGGTGCTACCATGAGGATATCTCCTACGAATGGGATAAGAGAATATCCGTCTCTTTTCAGGTAAATATCTGTGTCTGTAGATTCAGTTGTAGCTTTTGCAACCGCATACGATTTTAGGATACGTATTTCGCTTCCATTAGAACCATTACTGGGAATATATTCAGCGAGCGTTCCGGCAAAAGCTCTTGCATTACCTTTGAATGGGTTTTTAACAATTCCACCACTGGTAGGAAATACAAGTGCGTCCTTTCCGCTCATCTGTAACTTCACGAATACATAGCGGTGTCCACCAATGCTTCCGCGAGCCTGAACCAATGCTCTACCGGGAAGGTAGCCACTGTTCAATAGAATTTGCTGATAAAAATCTGACATTTTCTTTTTGGTTTAAATTATTATTACTTTTCTTCTCTGTGCGATTGCTTCTTTACGACAGCAACCACATCGGCAAAGTCATCGGTCTTTTCCTTACCGCTTCCCGTGCCTCCTGGAGTGATGTCAGGTGGAGTGTTAGCATTAAACTTATTGTAGCTCTTGACCAGTCTTTCTGTGAGAGCATCAACATCTGTTTCAGAATCAATGTGAATCAATTCGAGTTGGTCGTTAATCCAATCCTCGTTCTTGACTTCTTTCCCTTTTAAGGCTAATTTGAGTTGATTGCGTTTGTCTGAGATAGCTTTTACCTTTTTCTCTTCCTCACGCTCTGATTTCAAATCTTGGAGTTCTTTGAGCAACTTATCCAGTTTGCTTTCGTCTCCTTTGTCATCCTTGTTATCACTTCTATCGTCCTTGTTCGGATGATTCTTTTCCCACTCTTTTATAAATTTTGAGTTGTCATTTCGTATGTTGTTATCGTCCTCTTGTAAGTCATCCAAGTAGTCGGCAACAACATCATCCAGTTCCAACTCGTCCTTATCACTCGCTTTCTCCAACCGCTTGTAGATTCTTTCTACTTTGCCGTTGAAACTTCTCTCACTCATAGCTAAGTTTTTCTTGCCGTTGTTGGTGAGTTTCACTTTCAGTGCTTCTGAAAATTGCTCTTTCGTAAACTTCATACACTATATGTTTTATAATGATTATATGCGAAAGTAATGCTTTAATAAAAAGGTATAACTATAAAAAATAACTGTATTTATCACTATGATAAATAGACATTAGTTTAAGTATATATTACCTTATTATTAAGAACTATTTTTGCTCTTGATGAAAGAGCAAGAAGTACATAATGCGATAGTGAAGAAGCCTTTCCCAGGTTTCCAAACCTACTTTGCTTCAACGAACGTGGATATATGTTTCGGTGCCGGCGGGGTCGGAAACGGGAAGTCATACTCTCTTGCTCTTGGATTCGCTGAACCGTTAATGCTTGACCCTGATTTTAGATGTTTAATAAGTCGTAGAAGCCTTGGGAACCAAAAAGCAGGAGGAGGATTTGTTGATACATTCAAGGACATATTCGGGGAATATGTAAAAGTTAAAGAGGCAGACACGCCACGTATATCATTCCAAAGTGGAGCGTACTGCGATTTGACTTATATAGATCCAACGAATATAGACAGAATGAGGGAGCGTGCGAAAGGATGGCAGTACGATGCGATTGCCATTGATGAGCTTACCGAAATGCCTTGGGAGGTATTTACGTACATTCAATCCCGTAATCGTGGAAAAAGCAAGACATTCACGGGGAAATTCCGTGCGACATTCAATCCTAAACGCACCCATTGGACGAGAAAATTCATAGGTTGGTATGTTGGAGTTGACGGGAAGGGTATCCCTGATAGAATAGGGAAAGTCAGATTTTTTTTTGTTGCTGGATCTACCGTTGATGATGTGATTTGGGGAGATTCAAAAGAGGAAGTTTACGCCAAGTGCAAGATACAAATAGATAGTTTGATTAAAGACTTGAAAGGTAAAGCGAAATATCAAGACTTTATCAAATCGTTTACCCTATACGAGGGCACAGTTGATGAAAATGAAGCTCTAATGGGAGGCAATGCAGGATACGTTGGTTCAGTTGCCGCTTCTGGTACACGCTCTGCTGCTGGGCTTATCGGTGTAAACTATAATGCAGACCCAGATTCTGACGAAAAGATACCTATTCCATCCACTTCCGCGCAAGACGTATTCAACAACAACCCAGCCGTGAACGGTGACAAATGGATTACCGTGGATTTGGCGGATTATGGTACAGACAACCTTGTTGCACTTGCATGGGATGGATTTCACGCATACGACATTCTCATTCTTAGCAAGTCCACTCCGAGAGAAAACGCTATGGCAGTGAAGACATTTGCATTTGAGCATGGAACAGCTGAAAGCCATATCATTTTTGACGCGACTGCCGGACGGTATTTCAATGACTACATACCCGATGCAGTACCTTATGTATCACTCAACAAGCCTTTCGGTTTATACCAGCTTACCGCCATGACGGTAAAGGATATGTGCTATATCAGGCTCTGTAAGATGATAGAAGAAGGCAATCTCACCTTTGACGATAAACTTGCTGTACAGACATATACGCACCAAAACCTGAAATACAAGGTGACGGTGGAGAACGAGTTTATGGAAGAGTGTTCGGTTGTACGGTTTGATGATATGCAGAGCGGAAAGAAACGGCTTTGGAACAAGAAGAAAATGAATCAGATGTTGGGGAAAGGCAGATCGATGGACTTGTTAGACCCATGCGCTATGAGAATGCTTCCGTGCGCTAACATTGAATACGGGAATGAGATTCAAGCAGGGTATTACAATCACGAAGAAGAAACCAAACAAGCGTTCCATGCACAGACAGAAGGAAGTATTTACGATGAACATTTATGGTATTAGGTTAGGAAATGATTAGTTACAATGACATAAAGGATATTCTCAATTCCCTTAAAACAGAAGGAATTGAAGCAAGGGTAAGAGATGTTGCCTATTTGGTAATGTGTGATTCTTTCGTAGATAAGGCTCTTGCTGCAAAGGTTGCTTACCAAGAAGATGAAAAGCCTTCAAACAAGGTGTTATCCATGCTTGCCGAGAAACTGAAACCTTTCGGCATCGGTGCTATCACTACCATATCTAAAGATGAGAACCGAGAAGCATTGCTGAAAGAAATATCGGAGATGAAACAGATTGCTGACGATGCGAAAACAAGTGGAGATTCAGACACTTTTATCAAAGCAAGTAAGGTCGTGTTGGATGCACGCGTGAAGCTGAACGATAAATTCAATATTGAAGAGGAAGAGGGGCAGAAGCGAATAATCGTTGTTCCGCAGAAGCACGACATTATCTGCAAATGGACTTCGAGAGAGTGTTCTGCAATGCCGAGCAAGGAAGCCTGTATGAAGTATTACAACCTAATTGATGCGGAAAAATGACACGGGAAGAGAAAAAAACATATCTATTGCGGAACGTAAATGCCTTGTTGCAGAAGAAACCGTTTTTCAGAGGAAGTGACACTTGCTCTACAAACGACTATTCCGACGGTCAGTCCGCAACCATTACCGAAACACGCACGGCAAGGCTTCCGAATGTAAAAAAGAATATCGTTTCGCAGGAAAAGTTTCTGAAAGAGCTTGACCCGATGAGCCATGAGGTATTATTTGATCAAAACTTGCCGAGCATTTGCGTCAAGTTAGAAGATGGGGGATATCAGGAAATCAAGTTCCAGCGCACGGCATTAGCTTTCCAAGAACAGATACTGGCGAGCCACGTAATCTACCTTTGCGGAAATCCCTGTACATTGTCTTTGAGAGGTGGCACTCCTTCCGAGAAAGATAAAGCCAACTATTCCACAATCAAGGAGTATTGGGTAGACAGGAATATGGATGGATGGCGTACAAAGGCAGTCCGTTCGCAGCTTGCCACAGGCGATGCCGGACTTCTGTTCTATTATGACTATAAGGGACGTATCAAATGCCGTCTGATAAGCTATGAGGATGGTTACGTTATCATATCGCACAATGACAACAACGGCGACAGGCTTCTTGAAAGCGTCTACTATGCCGATGAAAACGGTGTGGAATATATTGACAGCTACGATGATACCTACATGTACCGTATGCACACGCCAAGAGACGGTGAAGAAGCCGCAGAGGACGGTTTTGTAAGGGAAACTCCGATTGAGCACGGTTTCAGCGAGATACCATTGTGCACCAAACGTGGTGATGTGGCGTGGAACAACGGTCAAAGCCTTATTGAGATTTACGAGATTATCTATAACATCTTCTTTGTCATTCAGAAAAGGCATGGCTGGGGAATACTGTATATCAAAGGAAATATATCCGAGACAACCAAGAAACTTGCCGGAAGTATCATTTTGCAGGACAAGTCAATGGACGGGAACGGAAGTGCAGAGTTTAAAGCACCCCCCAGTCCGCAAGGAATGCTTGACAGTCTGCAAGACCTGTTCGAGAAGATACAGATAAACACTTCCTGCACTTTCCTTTTACCGAAGGATGTCAAGTCGAGCGGTGACATAAGCGCACTGGCTATCACGCTTACCCGTGACTTGGACTTGAAGAACGCCCAACAGGGTGTTATCGAGTGGCAGAATTTCGCCGACAAGATGATGCGTCTGTTCAAGGAAGGGCTTGCCAAAGAGCTTGTAAACAAAAGTGAAAATCTTAATGCCGTCACCGAGTTTAAAAAACTTCGTGTTAGCTGTAAGTTCAAAATATGGCAACCGTTCAGCGCAACGGAGTATAATAACATACTTATCTCAATGAAGCAAGCCGGCATTCTTTCCACAAAAACAGCCATTGAGAAAAACACCGAATCCGTTCCCGATGAAGAACAACGTATAGCAAAGGAGAAGGAAGAGGCTCAAAAGCTGTTGGAGAAACAGCAAAAAAAGGACAAAGGAGTTACGGAACAAATTGATGTGGTAAAAGAATAAATGGAAAAGGAAAGTCTGTACATATTAAAACTTGATACGCAAGGAAGTAAAGTAAAATTTCCGAATGCTGATATGCCTGCAAAATTAGGTGAGTACACCTATACGGCACAACGTATGGCAGGAACTCCCACACTGACCGCTACACTGAACTATCCTTCATGCTTAGACGAACTATGGACAGGAGAAGAGTTTGTTGAGTTTAGAGGGGAAAAATATTATATTGACCAAGTGCCTACATCCTCAAAGGACAACAAGAGTATCATGTACAAGCATGAGCTTCAATTCGTTTCAGAACGTATCGTGCTGGAAAACGTATATTTCATGGACGTGGTGACAGCCGGGGAAGACACGTATCACTCCAATTCCACTTCCGTCAAGTTCATGGGGGATATAAACGAGTTTGTTGGTCGCCTTAACGCTTCAATGGCAAAATCGGGTATCGGATATTCGATAGTGATTGATGAAGATATTACTTCTGAAAGCAAACTTGTTTCTCTTGACAGCGTATACCTTGCAGAAGCGTTACAGTCCATATATACCATATACGAACTTCCTTATTACTTTGTAGGTAAGGTTTGTCACATAGGATATACAGAGAATGTAATTTCTACTCCTTTCGAGTACAAGAAAGGGCTTGTATCAATAAAAAAGACAAACGCCAATTATAAGACCGTCAATCGCGTTACTGGTGTTGGTAGCTCTGACAACATACCTTTCTACTATCCGAATGATGATGAAAAAGGTACTATAGAACGCACGCAAAACCTTATGCCTTCCATTTATAGACAAACAAATGGAGCGGAAAGATTCTACAATGCATTTAACGATACGTATAAAATACCCGGTACAAATGATTACTATTTTTTCAAAAATACATATTCTTCTAAGAGAGTAAAAGAGATAAAGGTAGATTTTAGCGATATAAAGCCTACCATAGAAAATGTAACAAACGCTTCGGGACAGTTATTTGGTGAGATTGCGGATATTGCTTTTGATGATAACGATAGTGACGAACTCGGAACAGGAGAAGGGAATAATATATTCAATGGCACGGATGAGTATGTACATTCTTATTTCTACATAAAATTACATATATATAATGGGGATTACGGTTTTAACCTGTTCGAACAAGGTTTGGAAGGTGGTACGGCTGTAATCAATATGACTACGGGTAATTGTGCTGCTTGCGAGTTTGAAATAGGAGTTACCTATAAGGACAATGAGCCGGGAAGGGCATTCAATCCTGTATTGGTGGATTCTTCCGGGAACTTACCAGCAGGAGATTTTGAACAGAAGGTTACTTCACAAACATCCCAATATATAGAAAGCCAACAAAACACTTCTACAAATGAGGTTTGGATTGCGGTAAAAAAGGACAATACTACTTTCGGGGTTGTTATGCCTAATGCCACAAATAACTATAAACCTTCTGTTGGGGATAAGTTTGTGATTACAGGTATTAAAATGCCAAAATCTCTTGTGCTTGCCGCCGAGAAGAGATTAGATGAGGCGTTGATAAAGTATATGTCTGAAAACAACGATGAGAAGTTCTCTTTTTCCGTAAGTTTCTCACGTGTCTTCCTTGCAGAAAACAGTATGTTAGCTGGTCTGTTGAATGAGAACTCGCGTATATACATAAAGTATAATGATAAGGAATACTTCATGTATGTGAACTCATTTACTTGTAAGGCGGATAAAAATTGCCTGTATGATATATCCGTGGAGCTAACAGATAAGTTGTCCGCCAATGTTTCCGCTTTGAGAAGTACGATTACAGAGATAGCCGGGGATATCATAGGTGAGAGGATGGGTGCCTCTCTCAACGTGTCAGATATTCTTGGCAGAATATCCCGTTATTTTATCTCAAAGATAAATAGCGACACGGCCAACGGTCTGATCACTTTTTTAAAAGGTCTTTTGATAGGTAAGAACGGTAGTGGAATTACTGTACTTGAGAACGGTATGTCACAGGCTGTTGTTGATTATCTGTATGTCAAGGTCAAAGCCGTTTTTGACGAGCTTGAAGTAAAGAAGAAGACGTATGTAGGTGGCGAGCAGGTGATTTCCCATGCAGGCATGAAATGCAACCGTGTGGATGAGTTGGATGATGTCTACCGTTGTTATTTCAAGGAAGAGGAAGACGGAATTGAGATAGAGAACCAGTTTACTCCGGGATCTCTCGCCATCGCACAGGAGTGCAATATCAAGACAGGCATTTCGCATCATGTCGGCAACCGCTATTACTGGCGGTTGGTCACAGCAGTAGGTGAGAATTATATAGACCTGTCCAAGACCGTGTGTGATCCTAATGTCGAGAACGATGTTCCGGTGGCAGGTGATGATATCGTGGGATTAGGTCATAAGACCGATATCACTAGACAGGCGGCGATAATTCTCTCTTCGGTGAACGAAGTTTCTCCGTCTATCATCATGTATCAGGGTATTAATGATTTTACCTTGACTGGGAAAGATGTCATTTCTTTTGATTTTGACAGGTCTACCGGCAAGGCCCGGATGAAGGTGTACGGAGATACGTATATTGGCGACAAGGACCGGACCACTTACATGGAATACACTCAGGATAAAGGTGTTGATATCAAGGGTATGTTCCACATCGAAAAAGGCTCCACCGGATGGAAGAATATGGAAGGCTTGCCGGATGAGATACAGGCGGCGGCAGATCTTGCCCAAGAGGCCAAGGATGCGATAGACAATGCCGCCGTTGGTAGTGTCAATCTGTTGCGCAATTCTGGATTTACGGGAGATTATGAAACAGAGGACCTGTCTGCCGCTACCGAGCTATCGGCGGATACCGAACTTTTTAGCAAGCAACTGGAATATTGGACGGGAGTGGCTACCGTATCTGCGGACAGTGATGCCGGCTCCGGGTACTCTGCCGCAATCGGTAGTTTGTCCCAGTCCGTATCATTGATTAAAGGGGAAAGTTATGTTATCAGTTATAAAGCAAAGGGTACGTCTGTGTCTGTTTCGTGCGGTTCTTTCAGTGTTTCTCAACCTCTCACATCCTCTTATCAGAGATATACCCATAAGATCACCTTCAATGGCAGTGGTATATTTCTTATCAGTGGTACCGCAACCGTTTGTGATCTTCAGCTAGAGCGTGGGACCATCGCCACCGATTGGAAGCCTTCAATTCTTGATAACGACAAGTCCATGGCCGGTTTTCAGTCAATCAATTATATCGCCAGCGCGATTAAGGATGGTTCTGTGGACATCCTTGGCGGTTTGATATTGGCCAATATGATCCAGTTAGGCAACTACAAGGATGGCAAGATGCAGAAGGTCACAGCCGGAGTTAGCGGCATATACAATGACGATGATGATGTGGCATTTTGGGCAGGTGGCACGTTACAACAGGCTATATTGACCGTGATGAGGTTTCGTAATGATCCGAATTATCAACCCACCGATGAAGAATGGGCGAATATGGCGAACTTCGTTGCCACTCATGGTGGCGATACGTTCCTGCGTGGCTATATTTATGCCTTGGGTGGTAAGTTCAGAGGTGTGGTTGAAGCCTTGGGCGGATTTTTCCGCGGAAAAGTAGAAACATCTGTTGACGGGAAACGCATTGTCATTGATCCGGATAAAAATACTCTTGAAATGTACACGACTGAAGGACATGCCACTTTGATATTAAGGTTCGACACATCATCGGACGGATGGGAATATGGTGATTTGATTTTGCGGAAATATGCAGGGGACCAATTGATACTAGAAACGACTGTATATCCGGAACGTATCAGAATACAGAATCATGTGGAAAATACGGATATCATTCTTAATCCCAATAACGTATCCTTCTATGGTTCTAAAGGCGAAACGCTGTTAGTCGGAATGAAATCGGTATATAATGGAGTGGGTGTGTATAAGCATGTGGCCAATATTGATTGCAGTAATTGGCCGGGGAAAGATGATGTTTCGTCAGGTCAGGTATATGTGGAATATGAGACAGTAGAAGGAGTCGTGACAAACGGGACTTTAAAAGTAAAGAAGTGATATGGAACTGAATAGTATTAACAAGACAGGTACTTGGAGTGAGGCGGCAGACCGTCTTAACAACAACTTTAGCAAGACTTCTACCGAACTAGAAAAGGTCAAGCAGAACGGTATCCGCAACAAGGGATTATTTTCTACTTTTAAATTGCTGGAAGAGGCTGTTCCATCTCCTGTTATAGGTGACTGGGCTGTTGTGGGGGATACCATACCGGGCCCTATATATGAATGCAAGATAAAGGGGGCATGGAGTCCTACAGGCACGACAGGAGGTGGCGGAAGTGTTGACTTGAACGGATACCTGACAGCCGAGGAGATAGACGATGTAACATCAATATTATAAGAGTTATGATAAGAATTAATTATCAGTCCGATTTTAAAATCATAGAGAAGAGCCTGAATGGAGATATAAATACTCCCTTCCGGTTTACTTACCGCACAGTCCTGTCGGGGTGTGTCGTTGCGGAGTTTGACGGGCACGGGTACAAGAACTGCCGCAGGCTTGATGATGGTGGTCTGCTGGTCATTTTTGACAGGCATGGACTACGTCCCGGTGCTCTGTCGGTCAAACGCGAATACTATCTTTCCGATGCTGATTTTGCCGATGGTATCTGCAATCTTGTATCGGTGGAGAATACAGGTGTTATCCTCGTTGCCGGAAAGACGGATGAGAGCACGGCGGAGATCATTTCCTATCCGGATTATGCCGCATACAATGCGGTGCAGAGCGTCCCTCTGTCAGAGAGGGAGTATGATGATGTACTGAGTGGTTTTGTACCTCCTCTGCCACCGGAAGAGGAAGAATGATTTAATAGTTAAATAAATAATTAGTTACATAAAATAATAATCGCCTAAGTTCCCCCGGAACTTAGGCGGATGAAAGGAGATATTATGGCAAAAATGCATAAACTAACCAAGGGTGGACAAACCATATTCCCGGCTACCATCTATGATGCTGTGGTCAATCCCAAGACACGCAAGAGCCTGACTACGGAACTTTCCGAACTGGAAAGTATAGGTACTGTTAATGAAGACACTTTAAACTATGATAATGGCGTGATAACATTATTATCCGGACACCCTTGCTATATCTTTTTGCGTAATGGGAAAATGATCAAATATGAACCGGAGTCAGACGAACATTATGATATCGCCAATTATGGAGCACTAGTTTATGATTTGTCTGATAATAAGATAAAAGCCGTAGTGTATAATGAAATAAGGAGTTCTCATAAGGTATTACTGTTCAGAAATTCCAAAGAGCCTAATTTTCTCATAGGTGGTCAATGGTATAACAGCTATCTGCAAAGGATTATCAAAGATAAGAGGGAACAGCTGGAGAATAAAGTGGCAGAGCTGCAGGACGTAACGTTCAAATTTAATAAGATAAGCACCTCCGGTGCACGTACGGGCAGGATATCCTCCATCGACGGATCAATTACAGCAGGTAATGAAAGTCTTTATGTGGAGTTTGATGTCACAGAAGCGAAATCAGTCCAGTTCGAGGCTTCAATATATTCCGGAAATTTTGGTTATGCCTTTTTTAAAGATGAAACATTTCTAGAAGGTGCAAGAACAGATGCCACCGGAGTTCTGATAGTTATAAAACCGTCTGGTGCCACTAAAATGAGATTGTCATGGAACAAGGCTTTCGTCACTAGACAGGCCATAATTACTGATCCTTACAGCATATTGTCAATTGACAGTTTGAAGAATGAAATTAACGACTTCAAGAAAAGAATTGACCGTTGTGATGCCGATATCACAGATATTAACTCCAATTTTTTTATAAAGACGGACGCTTTGCTGGTTTATGACAACCTCGTGGATTTGGACAGGGTTGAGCTGAAGAGGTATGTCCGGGCGAACGGTGTGGAGGGATCGGCTTTCAACTGGTGTAGGACGGATTATATTCCGGTAGAGGAGGGGCAGATATACACAGCCTTTGACTATGTGACTACACATGTGGCTCTATATGATTCCTCAAGGACCATCAGGACGGATGTAACCTGGCAAAGCGGAGAGAGTATTCCGTCAGGAGTGGCCTTCATACGGTTGAATCAAAGTTTTTCAAGTACGACAACCGCAGTAAAGGAACTTGTGAGTTTGGCACTGATCAAGGGGAAAGCAACTATAAATCCCGGTTTTCTACCTGTCTTAAACTCTGGGAAGATCAGGCTGCCCGGAGAATATGTCACATTCAACGACTTGAAGGAATATAATGCGAGGCCTTTTGCGGGAAAGGGGCTTTTTTGTGCTGGAGACAGTCAGACAACATACGGACGATACTTTGGAGAGTTACTAAGGGTCACAGGTTTGAAAATGATAGGTAATACGGGCAAAATGGGTAATGGTGGCACATCCGTACAATTGCCCGGTTTTTTGAAACGGATGGGCTCACAAGGGATGATCAAGTGGGATGAAATAAGTGTTTTTACTATTTTGGTAGGGGGGAATGATTATGGAAGCAATACAGAGAAAGGTTCATTTTCTGACAATCCCGGGGCTAACACTATTTATGGAGGCATCAAAGGTGTGATAGACTATGTGTTGTCAAAACGAAGCGACATTGTCATTGCAGTCTTTACCAGGCCAGAAAGAGATAACGTTGAGAATATACACAACACCTCTGGGTATTGGTTCACAACCAAGATACTGAAAGGTGTTACCCGGATAGAATATACGGGAAATGTGGAACCAAGCAGAGGTTGTACAGATGGAGGAGTGGCCATTTCCGGATACAATGCCGAAGGGGACTTTGTAAGAAATCTGCTGGAGGCAAAAGGCGGCTCCTATAATGGGGAAATGATAACCGTGCCGTCGGATTGTGCCGGAGTCAGGATATGCTCAAAAGGAAGTGGAGCCGGAGAGGTTTTCGAATTCCGGCTTACGACAGACGGTACGGATATTGAGAATGGTCTGGTATTGACGGAAGACACTATTGACGGATACAGAGAGAAGTCATCCTATGTATTACCAGAGGGATATCTACTGAACAACAGCTATTATAATATTTATATCTGGGAGAACGGATATTGCGACAACAGAAGCTATCACTACGCTCCCGGTCCCAATTTACAAGGTAATACTATGTATGACATAGGTGAGGCAATCTGTGACTGTGCAAGAAGAATGGGAGTTCCCTGTCTGGATACGCATAATTTATGTAATGTGGTTCATGGATATAATCTGCGGAAACTGATGCCTGACGGAACACATTTTGAACAGGAACTTGCATCTAAGATAGGACGGTTGATGGGAAATTTTATAAACACTTTATATTAATTGATATGATACGAAAATTAATCAACAGAATAATGAATCATCTGTCCGTTGAAGTGCATCCGGATGCGGAATGGTTCTAGAATGTAAAAGGGTGCACTCTTCAAGAGAGTCATCCTTTAAATAGTCGTTGCTTTTTAAAAGCATTTATGCCAATAGATATAATTTTATGATCATATTTCATTATTTGTTATATGCTTTATTAATTTTCAAATAAAGATGTACTTTTGTATCTCAAAACTTCTTTTAGAAAAGAGGGTAAATATAATTATAAATTAGTATATAATGATAATATGAAATCAGATCAACAACATACAGACCGAAGCCGAACAAAGAATTCCGTTCTTTACAAGTATCTTGATATTGAAGGAGCAAAAATGATGCTTTCAAATAGAACTCTCCAGTTTACTAATGCGATGCAATTCAACGATCCTTTCGACTGCGATCCCAATTTAATAGACTTCTCTAAAGTACCTTCTGAAAGGTGTAAAACATGGACATCTAATATTATTGAATCGCTTGCATTTGACCAATATAGAAGAAACCGGGAGGACGTCTGGTTATGCTGCTTGTCAAAAGTCTTTGATTCGTTATTGATGTGGGCTTATTACAATAATCATAGAGGGGTTTGTATCGGCTTGAATATGGAGAAAGTGGCTAAATATTTCGATGCATCACTTGGACAGATAGTTGATAAATATGCTCATGAAGTCCAATATCGTGATATTATTGAAAAACTGGATTACTTCCAAAACGAAGAAGATTTCTTTCATTATCAAATGTGCACAAAAGCTAAAGTCTGGGAACATGAACAAGAAGCACGTATGTTTATTTTCAATCCTTTTCCATGGATTATGTTACCTGACCCAAATAATAAAAGTGATCTAATAGACAGGAAAGAGGTAAGAGCTTTTCCTAGAATTGGAGGAGAATGTTTTGAATCCATATATTTGGGGGTAAACATTAACAAAAAAGAAAGTGGATTAATCAAGATTGCTAGAAAACTAAATCCTGATATAAAAGTGTACCAAATGGAAAAAAACACGAATGCCTTTAAATTAGATGCAATCCCATATAAATGATGAATAACAAATACAGTCTTCCACTTTTTGTTGTTTAAGTTGTAAGAACGAACCAACAGGCTTTAATCTGCTGGTTCGTTCTTACAACTTTCCGAGTTACTCTACTATTATATGCCCAATAATTTTTTAGCATTGTATAAACTTGAATACATATCATAAGTAAAATTTTGAGTACCTATACAAAAATCAACGACCTTACAATTCTCAATTTCAGCTCTGTCAGCATTTGGTATTAAATCTGAAAAAGCGAAATTAGCTACATTCTCATTTTCAGATGAAATATTTTTGTACACTTTTACTAATTGATGATTCAAGTATATATATAGTATTTCATCTTCTACATACATTTCCCATAGTATTTTTTTATTAGCCAAAGAAGCGTCTGGTTCAATATCTGAATAAATTTCAACTATGGTTTTATCCTTATATTCATAATTCCATCGAGGACTACCATCTTCTGCTTTATCATAATCTCCTAATTGTATAGAGAACACACTACTTTTTACTATATTGGGGAGAAGTACATGTAAAATCCTTCTATGAAATTGTGTTTGCATTCCATCTCTTGAATTCTCATCAATTATAATCAATACACCATAAGTATTCTCATTATTATTCACATCTGGCAATATCAACGTGGATGCACAATAAGAACATCGCTTTTTCATAATTAAAGTTAAATAAAAAGAGTCTTCTATATCTGATCCATCAATGTATCCTCCTTCTTTTATAATTATCTGTGGCATTCCGCCTGCGAATAAAGTACCTCCTCTACCCAAATCATAATTTTTGCCTGACTGATCTTCTCCTACGGATTTATCAGAAAATGTATAAAATGCCCCATCGTCATATTGATGAAAGATAATTTCTAAATTCTTCATTTTAGAATTTATCTCTTCTATTTTATTGTAATTTTTAACAATAGCTTCTTGTGGAGAACTTTCTTCTTTAATTGCAGAATAGCATATTCCAATTGTACTTGTATAATAACATTTTAATGTCATATATGCGCAATTGGAAGGTAGTGAAAGGTAACCTCCCAATGTGTTCACTTTCTCTTCATTTATCAAAATATCAGAAGTGTTATAATAGGAAACGGTAGCATTCCCTATTCCATCGCCCGATGATGTGAATATACATTTATTGAAATATAGTGCATTTATTCCGTCTGTTTTAAAAGTGTAAGTTCTATAACCACTTGAAGATGTATAAGTGGGACTGATAAAATTTAAAATAGAATGTTGATAGTTAGATATATTTCCATTTACTTCTTTGACTTTTTCTATGATATTTATTTTATTAATAATTGCAGAATATACTATCGGAATACTAGTCGAATGATAAACTTTTACTTTCAAGCTGGATGCTTCTTTAGGTTTATATAAGTTTCCTCCCTCATAAACACCCGTATTTATTACAATTTTCTCCCCAACAATATCATCATTAACATCAGAAAAATTAATCTCTATACGTGGAAATCCATCCGGTGTAACAATCTTATCTATAATAATAGCATCAACTTCTGATGATAAATTATATGTATATGTTCTATACCCACTAGAAGATATGTATGTACTTTCTAATTTATTCGATGGAATAAAATCATCATAAACTTTGTCCAGCTTATCTGCTAATTTGACATCATACTCATCTTTTAATTGTTCCGATATGTTATCAAGACTTGTCGGATTGAATATAATATACACAGAAGACAAAGGAACGGTGCTAAAGTTCGAAATCCCTATTTTTTTTGCACCGTTAGGGATTTCTTTTTTTAAAGGCGCATTATTGTCATTTTGAAAATACGATAACACGCCGCCATCTTGGTTAAAAAAAACACAAAAAAGCGGACTCAACGATCTGACATTTGTTAATACATATTTATCCGTTTCTATTAAATCTAATAATGCGTGATGTTGACCAGAAGCGATTGATCCATCAGAGTTGTAATAACCATCTTCCCATATTATATTACTTATGTTCCTATTATATGCGCCATCATTGTTTAGATATGATATTGATTTAGAAATAGAATCCAAGTTATCATTTAATGATACAATTTGCAATTCTATTTGTTCGTTACTTTTTACTAAATCAGTACCATCCCATGTATACAATTCATTGTTATATTCATAAATAGCACCATCCACGAACGGAATTGTTGAAACTCTATCTTCCGTTTCTTTTTTTACCAATATTTTACTGCTTGTTGAATAACCAATTTGCCCAACTTCCAACAAGTTACTTACCGATGATGAAAAAGCGTATAGTTTAATTAGTTTATAACCTAATTCGGAAAGTTCCGCTGTAAGATTCTTGCGTGTTTTGGGGTTGACCACCGCATCATAGATGGTAGCCGGGAATATGGTTTGTCCACCCTTGGTTAGTTTATGCATTTTTGCCATAATATCTCCTTTCATCCGCCTAAGTTCCGGGGGAACTTGGAAACAGCATTGAAAATGAATCAGATAAGTTCTGTTCAAAAAATAGGGTAGAACAAAAGATATTTTTCTTAGGATTCTACCCACTTTCTACCATGTATCTATTTCTACTATTTTTTTAGGTGAAAAAGTTTGAAACAGGAATGTGATTTTTTATCTTTGCAGATGTGTAAGACCAAGAGCTTGTTGCGGATTAAATTCCGTAGCAGGCTCTTTTTTTATTGTCATATCGTGGCAATGGATTTCGGTGCTTTGGCAGCGATGATGCAAACGGATAGGGATATCTTTGAGGTGTGTATTTTTATAATTCAGATAAACAATAGACGAAATGGAATTAAACGACTGGTTGGCTATAATCGGGGCTTTCGGAGGATTGGAGGCTGTCCGCTGGGGTGTCACGTTCTGGGTGAACCGCAAGACGAACGCACGGAAGGAGGATGCGTCCGCCGATTCGATGGAGGATGAGAACGAGCGTAAGCAGGTTGACTGGCTGGAAGAACGCATCGCCCAGCGTGACGCCAAGATTGATGCGTTATACGTTGAGCTTCGTAATGAACAGTCTGATAAGCTGGCATGGATTCATAAGTGCCACGAGCTGGAACTGCAATTGAAAGATGCCGAGCATAACCGTTGTGACAGGCCTGACAGCGAATGCGGTCGCCGTATTCCACCACGCAGGGCTGCATTAATTAAAGATAAGGAGGAAAAGAAAAATGGCTGACGTAAGAAAACTTGCACCGTTTATCCTGAAGTGGGAAGGCGGTTTTGTAAATGACCCTGACGATTTGGGTGGGGCTACCAATATGGGAGTGACTATCGGCGCATGGAAATCGTGCGGCTATGACAAGGATGGTGACGGTGACATAGATGTGGATGATCTACATCTGCTTACTCGTGAGGACGTTGTTAATCGTGTTCTCAAACCGTATTATTGGGACAGATGGAAAGCTGATTCGATACAGGATCAGTCTGTGGCAAATATTCTTGTGGACTGGGTGTGGGCATCCGGTGCGCACGGTATCAAAATACCGCAGGATTTGGTTGGCGTGATTCCTGATGGCATTGTCGGACCTAAAACGCTTGAAGCAATAAACAGGCAAAAACCTCGTGAACTGTTTGATCAGATCAAGATTGCACGGTTTGATTTCATCGAAAATATTTGTCGTCAGCGTCCGACCAATAATAAATTTAAGAGAGGCTGGATGAATCGTATAAATGACATTGCCTATGTTGGCTAAGGTTATGAACTGGGTAAGCCGGCATATATTGCTGGCTCCCTTTATGTGTCTGTTCCTGCTGTTTGCCTGTGGCAGCTCGCATAAAGCTGTCAAATCCGATGCAGAAGTAATCAGAAAGGACAGTGCCAGCGAATCGGTCAACATCGTACACGAATCAACCACCTCTTTGAGCGAACTCATTACCACTAATGGCAGCTACATGATTAATTTTCGGATTTATGATACAAGAAAGCCTCCCGACAGCCTGACCGGGAAACCTCCGTTATTGGCTGACGGTCATGTAGAAGGTAATTTCAACAAGAAGGAGGATAAACAGACGGTGGTAGCCGATACTACAAATGTCAAAGCTGATAAGGAAGCCACTTCCATCAAACATGAGGGAACCAAGACTGAAGAGGTAAAGGATAAAAAAGAATCCACGCTGCCTGAACAAATCGGTTTTGCCTGTGTTTGTATAACCGTTTTGATTGTCGTTGTGCTGATAGTACGAAAACATTGGCGCAACAGACAATCTTCATCATAAGACTTTAAATTTATAAATTGGACTGCCCCGGCTTGCATAAGTCGGGGCATTATTGTAAGTTTGTACTGCTAACTTGAAAATAAACACTATGAATGTAGAAGATGATACCTTAGTCATTGTTAGAGGCATAAATGATGACTTTTTTAAAGAGAACTTTGGTAATTTATGCATTAGTTTTGGTGGAGATTCACGTGCTGTTCCTGTTAAGGATGCCTATTATGTCGGTTTATATTTAGGTGCACCTGATTCAGCAATAACCCATATTGGAATAGTTGAAAAAATAGAACGTGGTGATACGCCTTTATATGCCGATTTTTATTTGAAAGCAGTAATTCGGTTAAATCATCCGGTTGACCCGGGGCACCAGATAAGGAAGCATGAATATTGGGACTTGTCCGATTTTAAATTAGAACCAGCACTTATGGAAATATTGAAAGTAACATTACTCAATATTAAGGTCTGAAACTTTTGCAGTCAGAGTACCTTGTATGCCGGATAAATCTTTTTATTAAAACCGAATTTTATCTATCGCTATCCTTTGGGGTTGAGTATTTTACGAAAAACTAAATATTTACTTTATAAAAGAGAATATCTATGGATGAAAATTTAAAAAAATTTATAGATCAATCCATTAAAAGTCTGGAATTTATAAAAAATCATGGAGCAAAAGAATATAGTTATGATTTTGACTGTTCTGAATTAGATAATCAGTATCTGACTGTAGACATCACCAAGTCAGAAGCGTACAAGAAAAAATTTGATTCTCTAAAGGAGATTAAAGGACCTGCTGTTTATTGGTTTGAAATAACTTCTAATACTAACCAGTCAGACCTTGTCAATGCACTGGAGGACTATTCTAGAAAAGATAACCATAGGGCTGTTCCGGTTATAAAAAAAACATATTGTGCTACAAGCAATTATTTATATGTCGGAAAGGTCAAAAAGAATTTCTATAGCAGGATTGTTCAACATTTAGGGTACTTTAAAACAGCTGCTACTCAGGGATTACAACTTTGTCATTGGGGGAATAATTTATCACTTAAATTAAAACTTCATGTAATTGAATTCAATCGTGATATGGAAGATATGATGCCTGCAATAGAGCAGCATTTTGCTCAAGTTTTAAAGCCATTGGTAGGCAAACATATATAACATAAATAAATTTAAACAGCTTAGGATAGATAATAAATAATTGTTTCTCTATTTACAGAAAATTTTATTATGATAAAAGACGAATATACAATTGAGAATGATTATCCTTTAATGGAATCTATAAATCATTATGCAAAGATTTCAAATAATGACGATTATAGATATAAGTTTATAGAAATCATGAAACGAATAGAAGCGGAAGATGTTGTTTTTCTTTCGGATTTATTGTTATTGGAAACAGAATTCAAATGCCCTATTAGAGTACAACTAGTGAAAGATTCCGTTTTTTATTTAAGAGAACAGATAAGTCGGATTTCGGAAGTAAACCGCTTTTTAGGAAGAAGAATTGGAAAAAATAGAGACAGGAAGTTGGATTTTAATCATCTCCGAAATGCCATTAATGCAACTTGGTAAGATAAAAAACTAAGGCAGCCGAATAAGCTGCCTTTGACTTTTTGAACAAATTATATATTCAACTGGAGAAAGAATAGAATTTTGCGTATTTTTGCCCTGTGATTTTGGAGTAGAGCCAATCTCATAATAAAAGTTTGGGAGGGGTGTCGTAATGCACGATGCCCCTCCTTTTTTGTAATACGTAATAATGTGACAACAAATATTTTTAGAAATAGGCAAATCCATTAGTATTTTGTTCAATAAAATGTGAAGTAGATTGTCAAAAACGAAACTAATCTGAACCGTTCCAGCTTGTGATAAATAGGAACGGTTTTATTTTGATAATATTTCTGTTAAAAGATAACCCATGAATTATATGTTCCTTTATCTTTGCACACTATTAACATCAACTTATATATCATGGCTGAAAAAGAATCTTATTCCGAAGAGGAATTGAATGAAATGATCGTATGGTTCAATAACCATGCCAATGAACTTCCAAAAGAAATGCAGATTAACAAAGCGGCTTTTACCCCGGATTTGAAACTTACTGTTGAAAGTTGTATCATGCAGGCTAAGCAATGTCTGGGTAACTATAAGATGGCCGGAGCTTTCCGGATGCTCCAACAAATCAGAGAGAACCTTGAAAAGGCGGCCCAATAAGCTGCCTTTTCAATATCCTTCTGGAAACTTTCTTTACTTTACTTCAAAACACACCGATACTTCACTAAGTTTGCCCTTATGCAGTTGATAAACATAACATTCTACCATATTCCCTTTAAACTCTTGAAGTTTACTGTTTAAAAATCGATTTTTTTATTTATTTTGTAGCTAAATAAAGATATTTATTCATAGAACAAAAATATAAAAGTGTGCAATTGGTGTGCAGTTTAAAATATGTATATATATAAATGATTAATAATTAGTGTGTTATGTGTTATAGTTATAGTTTGTGGAGAAGCATGACAAATATTCAGGAAGAACTGTTGCCTGGGATGAATGAACACGATTTATAGTTGATATGGCTGTTTTGTTGTTGGGGGATTATAACGAGACTGCTTATAGTTAGTTGTTTGTACTTGTGTGCAGCTAACCAACTATCAATATTATCAATGTATTTAGATGGGGAAGAATGTTACAAAGGTATCCTTCCTGTTGTTTGTTGTGCCGGATACAAGGTGATGCACATGTCTGATTTGTTGGGGAAAGTGTAGAAATATTCTACAATGAAAATGTGGACCTTTTTCTTTGAAAATAGTTTGCTCTTAATGTATTTGATTGATAATCAATACCAGTCTGGTTTTGGCATAGGAATTGTTTTCTCTTTATCATAAGAATAACCATTTAAATATATTAGGATATGAGAAAGTTTTTTATTGTGTTAGTATGGGGAATGGGATTAGGACTTGCAGCGTTGTTTACAAAAGATATAGTACGTGGGGTGAGGAATGTGATTGCGATAAATCATTTCACCCCTACTGAGGTGAATAACGCTCCAATAGGATGGCATCAAGACTTGTGTTGTTATCTTAATTAA